ATGCCAAACCATTTCGGAAATCTGGTACCAGTTGTCTCGACTTCCATTCGTGATCGGATTGTGCCTACAACCGGTCATTCGACAGGCTCACAGAATGATCTAGTTGCACCTATGGAAACGGGGTGTCACCCGCTCTTGGGGGAGTGGGAGTTGTGGCAGACGGCGAAACGCCTATCGCGGGTAACCGTCAATGAGCGCGTCCGGGTGATTGCACTCTTCGCCACAGAGTCGGGGTGTAGCCCGTCGTCAGCGCAAGCAATCGAGATCATGCGATGGGTGGCCAGTCATGACGACGATTGGTCAGCATCGACGGCGGCGACCTATCACAGTTACCTACGAGCGTGGTTCACCTGGCTCACGATGATGGACTACCGCGCCGACAACCCCATGGTCAAGATCGGCGCACCGAAGTATCCCGACCGGGTGCCCCGTCCTGTCGCCGACGATGGTCTGGTCAAGCTACTGGTGAGCCGGATGCACCACCGCACCCGTGTCATGGTCTTGCTGGCGGCCCTGGCAGGCATGCGAGTCGGCGAAATCGCTCGTGTACGGGGTGAAGACTTTGACCTCGGCAAGCGTGTCGTCTACATGACCGGCAAGGGAGGGAAGCGCGACGCGCTGCCTCTGCACCATCTACTTGTCGAGGCCGCCCACACGATGCCGGAACGGGGGTGGTGGTTCCCGTCCAACAGCAACCGCCCGGGACAGCACGTGCATTCCAAAGGTGTCAGCGACATCATCGGGCAGGCCATGCGGCGTGCCGGGACGGCCGGGACCCCTCACAGCCTGCGGCATTGGTTTGGCACGACCCTGCTCGATGATGGTGCAGATGTGCGCCTTGTGCAGACACTCCTGCGGCACCGCTCACTGGCGACAACCGCCATTTACACCAAGGTTCCTGATCATCGGAGACATGACGCGATTGGTCGGCTCGATCCCTTCCGGGCTCTGTCGGCGAACGCAGTGGAGTTGCCACGTATCGAAGTGGTTGCCTGAGGCGCCGATAACAGGTTGGAACCGAGACTCGTCATCTAGCTACCCGAATGGCTGCGCTCCAGTAATGTCGCGTCCATGGCAGCGCGACGGTCGCCGTGGCTGAACGAGCGGACAGCGCTATTACTCCAATACCTGCGCGAACTACATGAACTTGATGTTCCTGAAGACGTTGCTAGGCAGGACATCTCAGACCATTTAGATTTCGTCGCTGGGCGAATGCGGATTGGTCGCCAGGCCGCCAAGATCTACATTACCGACGAAGTGCTCTTGGAGATGTCGCACAAGGTAGCTCGCGCAATGGCCGCCGAGAATGGCTACACGCCACTGCGCCTCGTGCGGAATGAAGATTAGCTGATCTTGATCAGTCCATGGGGCGTAATTCCGATGTTCTCGCTCAAACCCGTGTCCGCCTAGTCGCGGGTGTACTGTGCCCGTAGTTGGTTAACCACGGGGGTCAGGGGGCGCGATGTCTGCACCGTTGAATGTCGATCCGGCGCAGGTCCATGCTGTTTCCGGCCTTGCCGCCGAGGTAGCACGCGATTTGCAGCGGGAGCTGGAGCAGCTGACGCACAGATGGGAAGACCTCGTGAGCACGTGGGATGGTGTGGCATCACGGGCGTACGGGCCTGAGTTCGACGAATGGCGCCAAGGCGCCCAGAAGGCGATCGCCGCGCTGGATTCCACCGCCGTCGCCCTCGCGCAGCACGGGTATGCGTTCCAGCAGACCGACGGCTCGTCCGCATTGGGCATCTCAGGGGTATAGCGATGCACGACGATTCGATCCCCTACCGCGTAGACCTCGACGCGCTGCAGGCGTTCATCGACCAAATGGCCGCGTTCGACCGTGCCGCCGAGCGCCGCATCGCCGAGGTCGACCGGCGCATCAATGACCTGCACGTCGATTGGACGGGTGCCGACGCTGCGGCTCAGCTCGCCAATCATCAGCAGTGGATGGACGGCGTTGCCGAGATGCGCAAGGCCGAGGAAGCATTGGAGGAAGCGGCCAGCAAGGCCCACCGCAACTACCGCGGCGTCGGCGAGCACAACCAGCGGATGTGGCCATGACACAGGATTTCGACCCCGCAGCAGTCAAGCGTGCAGCCCTCAAGTACCAGCAGCTCGCACGCGATGTGAAACAGGGCGTTGACGGCCTGCACAACAAGCTCAGCGGGCTATCGGGCATGGCCGGCAACGACAACGGCGCCAAAGACTTCTGCAACGAGTACGACCCCGCCGCCAAGGACGGCATGGACGCTGGCGCGTACGCGGTGAATGCGCTGAACACCTGCGCTGATCTGCTGTTCGCGACAGCGGTGAATCACGAGAACGCCGACAGCGCCTCGGCGCCGAACGGCCAGACCGTTCCGGCCTCGGCACCACCGGTAACACCGTCGATCACCACGCCGTCGATCCCCTCGGCGCTCGGCGGGTCGGCCCCGCCAAGCTGGTGGTCCTCGATCGAGAAATACGTCCAGGGCGCAGTCTGGCCGAACGGTGACCCCGAGAAGCTGCGCCAGGCCATGAACACGTGGTGTGTCAATGGCGAAGAGATAGAGGGAGCTATCCGGCGCGCTTTCTTCCCGCGCGACGGCGCCAACCCGATCACCGACGTGAGCCACCAGCGTTCACCGGAGATCCCACGGGCTGTCGCGTCGATGACCCTCGCGCACGATGCGGTCAAGCTGCTGCAGACCGAGTGGGCCGCGATCGGCAAGACATGCGGCGACCTGGCCAACCGTATCGAGGACGTGCACAACCGCGTCACCAACGAAATGTTGATCCTCGGCGGTACCGTCGTGGCCACCGAGGCGGTAGCAGCCGTCCTGGTACCGCTGACGATCGGCGGTAGCGAAGCTGTATCCAAAATGGTGGACACCGCACGTCTGGTGGCCACCGGCGAGCGAATAGCGGCCATTCTCAACGAATTTCGCGCCGCTGCTCAGCTTTCCGGCCTCCCGAACGTCGCGGCTGGGGCGAATCTAGTCCGCTCAATTCAGACCCTTGGCCCGCTCATGAACTCGCGCGCCTCGCTGTTCCTGGCCGAGGGTGCAGGGCTTGTGCCGGAGCTTACTATGGCCGAACTATACAGTCGCCCAAGTGGTTTGCGGGTAGGGACTGAGCGCGCGGTGCAGGCGGCGGCCGACAAGACAGCTGACGGCAAGTACTACATCAGTGCCACCGATCGAAATGTGTATGTGCCGGTCGAAAAATCCTATGAGCCGCAGATTCTTTCGCTTCCGAAAACGGCTGATGGAAAGTACTACGTCGATTCTGGTGGTATCAAGTATCCCGTCGACCCAGTTTGGCATTATGGCCACAAGGCCAATCAAGAGCTGTGGCGATGGCAGGAACACGCCGCCGCGAACAACTGGACCCGGCAGCAATGGCTGGACGCCATGAACAACCCGAAGATCTACCAAATAGAAGACGGCCCCGGAAACGTGAGCCACCAATTCGAAGCACCCAGAGGACGATGAAATGGTCGACGTACACAGCCGTGATCGCGCGGGCCGTACCCCGCTGCACTACGCGGTAATCGACGGACCAGACGACCAGGTAAACGCCTGGATGGAAACCGATCCGGCGCGCATCGCTGAACTACACCAGATCAGCGTCGAATACCGGCTTGCGAACACCCGCCACCTGATTGATTCCGGCGCCGATGTCAACGCCGCCGATGACGACGGATCAACGCCGCTACATGCCGCGGTGGCCGACGACAGCGTTGAAATAGTGCGCTACCTGCTCGACGCGGGCGCCGATCTGGAACACGCCAACAACAAGGGCGAGACCCCGCTCAATATCGCTGTTGGCAACACCACCTCGGGCGCTGGCGAGATCATCCAATTTCTCCGTGACCGTGGCGCCGACCCTTACCGGCCCGCGAACAATGGAGTTAGCGCAATTGACTACCTGCGTCGGATCGGTAGTGAGGAAAAGCGCGCGCCCTTCGCCGATCTACTCTGATTCGTCGAGCTATGCCCACCGCTGTGTGGGCACTCCTGTTACCACTTCTGACCTGCGCGTGATCTTGTAATGTCCCTTGCATGGCAGGCAAGGGGGGAGCCCGATGGAAAGCGCTGTTGGCATTCCTGGGCGGATTCATCGGAGTATTCGCGCTCGTGATCGCATGCACGGTGGGCGTCGCGGGCAAGTCGAGTGAGCCCTCGGGAATCCCCGATAACCCGACTTCTCGGGTGGTGATGCCAAGTCGGCCGTCCGGCACAGCTGCGACCCCAACGCACATCCCCGCGCAGGGCGCGGTATGCAAAGAGGCCCCTGCGCGAATTGTTGAGATCATTGATGCGCAGTTCACCAACGGTGAGCATCTTGCGCACGCCCAGTCGGTCGACGGAACGCACGCCCAGACTTTCGTGGGCGGCAACATCTTTCGGGGAGATCTAAAGGTCTCCAGCCAGGACACGTGGGTACTTCACAACGGTGTGGTGTATTCGCTCACCTCTGATGCCCGGCGTCACTCGATGCTGAGGGACGGTCGCAACATCGCGACCGACTGGTCCGATTTCAGTGCAGTGGTCGGCGAATGCGTCGGCCGACTTGAACGCGCAGCCAACCAAGGAAGTTAGCCCCAACGACGAATAGCGCCCCTCACCGGGTCGGGGTGAGGGGCGTTATTTCGTTGGCCTGCAATCAGTGTGGGCTCTCTACACCTCGTCGACCAGCTCTGCTGGTAGTTCGGGTGTGGGCGTTTCGGGTCTGTGTTGTCGCGCCCAGCCCATCCATTCGCGGATGTGTCGGACGGCTGCGCGGAGTTTGTCACGATATTGGTCGCGCTGGCCTACGACGATGGCTAGTTGAGCTTCCAGGTCGCGGACTTTGCGCGAGGTGCGGGCTTGCCAGGCGCCCAGGATGGCGACGATGGCGCCGCCGACGGCTTGGATCTGGTCGGGGCTCACCGGCCGCTGCCCGCCACGAGCTTGAACAGGCTGGACGGTACGACCGCCTTGGTGGCCGAGGCGGTACCGGATCGGCCCAGCTTGATCGATGCCGCAGAGAAGATGAGCGATACCGCCAGCGTCCCGGCGCCGACATTGATACCGCTCTGCCAATCGATCTCGGTCAGGGCTGCATTCACCGCGGCGTCGGCCAGGTTGGCGCCGACGATGAAGCCACCCGCGAACGTCTTGATAGCGCGCTCGGCAGCGTCAACGGCGGCGTCCTTGAGCCAGGGCGGGATGGTGATGTGCATGACGGTCCTCTCGGCGGTTGGGTTGTGGATAACTGCGTTTGGGCAGTTCAGGGGGAGTTTTTTCGATGGCGCCATGGATAGGGAACGCTACGGTGTGGGGAGTCCCTGCGCGCTCTCCTCGCGCGGGGGCGGACTGATCTACGCGGCTATGGCGGGGGTGCGGCTGGCCCAGTCGCGCACGTGCTGGATGGCGAGGCCGAGATAGGTTTGGCCGGGCCAGACCTCGCGGTATTCGTATTGAATATGCGCGGCGGTCGGTGGGCTGGTGGTGACGAAACGCAGCGCGATCAAGGCGGCCTGCGCCGCGGCCGCGGGCCCGGTGAGCTTGTTGATATCGCCCCAGCCGAGTAGTCCCTGTAGACCGCCGAGCACCATGGGTAGGCCGAGCGCGGCGATACCGTTGGGGCCACCAGTGAGCGCGCCGAATATGGCGGGCAGCTCGACACCCAATGCCTTGGCGGCGATTTCGGGGATTTTGGGCAGGATGGCACCAGCGGCCCCGAGTGGGTCAGTGATCTGGAATGCGGTCACCATGTCGAAACAGTCGTCCATGATGTCCCCGACCACCCCGAGGGGGATGTTGCCGTACATGTCGCCAGGGTCGGTGAGCCAGCAGTGCCGGTAGTCAGTGACATCGCCGAACCGCCACGATGAAATACCCTGTCCCGCCAGGATTGGGCCGCCGTAGTAGCTGCCACCGTGGGGCCGGGTGGGGTCACCAAAGCTGAATGAGCACAGGTAGTTGTCCGGGTAGTGCTCGGCCAGCCACGCGCGGAACCGGGCGCCCGCGACCGCGCCGGCCGAGTATCCGCCGATGACAACCTTGATGTTGGGGTTGGCGCGGTAGCGCTCGGCGAAGATGCGTTGTGCGTCGGCCACGGCGATGTCGACGGCCTTGGCCATCGAAATGTCGTTGATGCTGCCCGCGGCGCCGACCGGGAGTCCGCCCATGGTTGCGGCGAATTCGGGGTGCACTTCCTCAACGAGGTTGGCCACGGCCTGCATGACGCGAGATACGTAGTCTTGGCCGATGACTCCTCCGGTGCCCCGGAACATTAGGCCCAGGTGGCGGTTGGCGGGCGGGGCCGGGGGCGCAATGCCCAGCGCGCGTAGGTCATCATCGGACACCTGCCCGGTGGGGATCTGGCCGGTGCGGCGCTGATATTCGGCGGCCCACAGGGCAGCGCGCGGCCCGAACTCGTCGGTGTCGCGGGGCAGCGGCCCCAGCAGCCGGGTGTACAGCGGCCCAAACCAGTCGTTCATCACGGCCCGCCACTGACGGACCGTTTCATTGCAGTCTCCGATGCGGATCACTTGGACCACACCTTGTCGCGCAGCGTCATACCCTTCGATGCCCAGTCAGGATGTCCTGGCCCGAGTTGTTCGGCGATGTATTCAAGTAGCTTGCGGTCGGGAGCTTCTTGGACGAATTGCTGGTGTAGCACAATAGGATCGACCGCCGGGGGCTGCGCGGGCGCGTAGATGCCGAGGTATCCGGCGCGCAGCTTGGCGGCGAACGCGTCATTGCGCTTGTCGCCCTCGGGCCAGGCCATCTGGTAGTGCATCTCGTCGGGGCGCGACCAGTCGCGGCCCCAGAACACCGAGCCCTCGAACAGCGCCAGGCCCTTGCGGACCTTGGCCTGCGTGGCGGCATCCATCGTGTACCGCTGCCAGGGGTACTTGGGTGCCATCACGTCAACAGCGGTGCCTGCCAGGTGATTACTGTTGGCGACATCGTTTGTGGCCGACCAGCCCCACACGGGCGAGGTGATCTCTTCGACGTTGCGGTCATACCAGTACAGCCAGGCGCCCAGGATGGTCAGCGGGGCGCCCTTGCGCAGCGGTGCGGTATCGACGAGGTACAGCTCGTCGATGCGTACGATGTCGCATTCGTCCCGGTTGCACATACGCCAACCGTTCTCGGACACCGTATTGCCGTATGCGGTGCGGAAACTCATCGGGTGTACTTCCTTTCGATGCGGGGGTCGATCTCTTGGGCGTAGGAGGACAGGCGGTCGGATGCCCACCAGCCCAGCCGGAATGAGATGGCGGCAAGTGCGGAGTAGAAGGCCGAGTGCTTGAGAAGCTGGCGGGCCATGACTACACCCCCCAGAACTTGAATGTTGGTGTGACATCGACTTGTAACGGCTGCGATCCGTCGTTGACGGTCAGGGAGACCGGTAGTGCCTCGGTGCGCAGCAGGGTCGCGCCGTTGAACACGCCGTACCGGTTGATCACCGTGCCGTTGGCCACGGTGCCGCCAGGTACCGAGATGGTTACCAGCGAGCCGGTGGATGATGCCTTGTCGATGCCGGATTCGGTGACATCGACTGGGGTGGCCCAGGTGGTGTCGGCGTAGGCGGTGCCTACCCGGGTGGAACCGGCGAATAGCCCGATTCGGTTGCCGAGTGCGGTGATTGCGGCGCAGCAGGCGCGTCGGTGCGGTGCTTGGTATTCGGACATGCGGGGGCCTTTCTGTTGGTTACGGGGTTTCCCAGGTGGTCCATCCGCTGATGCGCGGGGTGTATCCCAGCGCGACGTTGCGGGGTGATTCGGTCGTCCATTGGTGGTCTCTGTAGGGGGCGATGACGGATTTCAGGTAGGCGCATCCGAGTTGGCCCTCGATCATCAGGCCACCGAAGGGCTGGTAATCGCCTGTGATGACGTAGGTTTCGTTGACCTGGTACCAGGGGTAGCCCTCGGTGTTGGCCGGAAGGCTGCCGTCGTCAAAGTCCCAGATGGTGGTGTTGAGCTTGGGGACGTATTGCAGGAGGCATTCGCCGACGTTCGGGTCGTGTGGGGCCGCGTCGAGGTAGTAGTTTCCGTTGATCAGTCCGATTGCGCCGTCGTTCATGTAGATGTCGAAATAGGAGGTTTCGCGTCTGCTGTAGAAGTGGATTCGGAATGAGTAGTTGTCGATGTCGTTGGGGTTGGCCATGTTTGGGTGATCCCTCCTGCGGTTACTGGTATGCGCGGCACCAGGCGCCGCCGACGCCGCCGACGCCGCCGGGGCCGCCGAAGTTGGCACCGCCGGCACCGGCACCGCCGGGCGCGTAGCCCGTTCCGCCATCGGAGGTTTGCGTGGCACCACCCGGGTAGGTCACGCCGTTGTAGGTCTTGTCGCCCGGGCCGGGGCCGTCGTTGGCGTTGATGCCGGTGGGGTGCTGCGGGCCACCAGCGCCGCCAGCAGCGGACAGGCCCGCCCACCCGTCGCCGATAGCGGTGGTTGCCGCACCTGGGCCGCCCGCGGTTCCGGCGAAACCGCCGCTACCCTTTGCGCCGCCTGCGCCGATGACGAATGTCAGGGTTGTTGTGGTCCAGGGAATGTGGATGCCGCGCTCCAAAGTGGTGGTGGCCCAGGTTCCCGGGCTGCCGGGGAAGCCGCCGAGTAGGTAGAACGTGCCCGAGCTCGCACCGCCGCCGCCAGCGCCGACCAGCGCCAGATCGAGATAGCGGCACCACACCGGGATCGGGACCACGGTCGTGCCGACTGCGGTGATCGCGGTCAGCGCTGCCGGTTGCGGACTGAACCGGGCGGTGGCGGTATCGGCCCCGATGGCTTGACTGGCGCTGGAGGGAAGCCGAACCCGCGACAGCACCGCGATATCGGCGGCCGTGGCGGCACCGACGGCGGCCCCGCGGGGGAGCATCTGCGCCATCTCGGCGGCCACGGCCGAATCAGTGGCGCGCACACCGGAGCGGGCCGAGTCGGCACCTATCCCGGCGTCTCGTGCAGCCACGCGCAGCTTCGCCCGCGCCAGGTCGGCGCCCCGGCCGGCATCACTGGCGCGTAGGCCCACTCCTGCGACGGCGAGGTCTGCGCTAACACCCTGATCGATGCCCGTGTGGGCCACCCGCAGCAGATGGGCCAGATCGGCGCCGACTGCCGAGTCCGCGACAGTGACCCGTGGCATCCAGACCCACTTGCCCATGGATGGCGGCGAGGGCGGATCGGGCTTGGTCGACCACCTACTCGATTGCCCCGAGGGCGCAGACGGATTGGTGGACCAGGGCATCAGACCGCCTTGATCGCGGCGTACCCCGCGGCACCCCAGCCGCCGGTACCGGCGCTGCCCCCGGTACCACCGGCACCGCCCGCGCCGCCGCCGCCGGGCCCGTTGCCCGGGGCTCCGTTGGCCGCACCTACCGACGCGCTGGGCGGGGTGTTCTGCCCGCCCTTGAACAGGCGCGCGGAGAACCCAAGATCGCCGGGGCCGTAGCCCACCGAGTCGCGGTTGTAGAAGCTGCCATAGGCCAGGCGCCCCAGTCGGCCACCAGCGCAGCGCAGAATTTCGCTGTTGTCGGTGCCGTTGCGGAACACGATGTCGTGGCCCGGCTTGCCGTCGGTCTCCTTGCTGCCGGGCTCGCCGCCAATACCTGTGGGTGAACCCACACGCTCGGACTGCACCGTGATCTGAGTGACGGACACCGGGATGTCGACGCCGCGCTCCAGCCGTAGCGAGTTCCAGGAACCGCCGCCGCCACCCTCGCCGGGGTTGTTCCAGCCGCCGTCACCGCCGCCGCCCCCACCACCGCCACCGCAGCCCGCCAGGTACAGCACGGTGCTGGCGCTGGGGATGTCGTAGACGGACAGGGGCAGGTTCGCCCCGGTGGGTGAGTACTCGGTCCATTGATCTGCCAAGTTGGTCGACTCGCCCAGGGCGCCCCATACCGGCGTGAATTCCACGTGCCCGCCCACCAGGGTGGGCAGGGAGGTGTAGCCGGTGCCGCCGTCCTGGGTGAAGAACAGGGGGATGTTCTGCACGACTTCCAGCACGGTCGGCATGGCCGGTGTGGTGTAGAGGCCCTGCGGGTTGCCGACCTGCAGCACACCGATGAACGCGGTGTGGCCCTTGGGCACCGTCAATCCCGGCGACGGAATTGTCAGAGCTTGCACGCGGCTGGTGCCCGATAGCCGTGCCTTGACGTTCCCGAGGTCGACGGCCTTCTGAATTTGCAGCGACTCATTGATCCGGTACACGCCCACGTAGCACTGCGTCATGCCATTGCCGGTGATGGCGAATTTCACGGTTCGATACGTGCGCTCAACACCCGGCGTGATGGGGATGAACACCAGCTTTTGGTCGGCCGGCACGAATGTCGACTGTGCATTGATGATGGGGAACGACACATCGTCGTTGATGCCTGTGGACATCCAGCGAGGGGTCAGTCGTGGCAGGTTCACAACGTCGGTGGCGTACACCGCGGCCGCGTACGCGTCATCGGCCTTCTTCTTGAGGGCAGCGGTCGCGGTGGAAACATCGACAGGACCCCTGCCGCTAGATCCGTCCCCAAATACCGCGTTCCATAAGTTGTTCCACGTGTCCTTGAGGTCTTCTCCGATGTCGGTGCTGCCGATCGGGCTGTGCACCTTGGCCGGGGGCAGCTTCGGGATATTGCCCAACCCGAGTAGCCCGATGATTTCCTCGGCGGTGATCTTGCCGTCGGCGGTGATCGCGGCGAATCGCTGCTCGAAATCGTCGATGTCCGAATTGGCTTTGCCGCCAAGGGTGTCAAAGAACGATCTCCACTTGCCGAGCAGCGGCCCGAGGTTCGACATGACCGAGGTGACGTTAGAGAAGTGGATGCGGCCGCCGCTGGCGCCCTCGGTGACCACCAGGGTCACTGTCGCGGACTTGACCGATCCGTCGGTCGGCACCGTCCACGAGCCAGTCAGGCTGGCACGTATCCAGGACGAATCCGCGGCCACGGGCTGAATTTTCTTGATGACGATATCGGGGAGCTTGGTGCCATCGGTGGCAAACGGGGTGATGCACAACCGGATCGGATTGGACCCCGCTGCAGCCGAGACGCCTTGCCACATCGCCGATGCGGAGATGTCCACCGCCTGGCCGGCAGCTACGTTGAACGGGTCTTTGATGCTGATCGCATGCAGCTGGCCATCGGCGTTGAGGTAGATCGACTTGCCCGACAGGTGCCCGTTCTGGGCGGCGTCGAATCGCCAGTACGGGTTGTCCTCGACCATCTTCGGGTCGGTGAATCCGCCAGCGCCGCCCAGTAGGTCGTGGGCCACATCAGCCACCCACGACGCCGGTATAACGCCCTTGAGGAACTGGCCCGCCACCTTGGCGATAGCAGTCAGGATCGATTCGGGGTGGGCCAGATCGATGCCAGCCAGGGCGTTGCGGATACCGAGGGCCCATGTCCCTAAATCATTTTCGTCGCCGTCCTCGATCCCGGTCAGCAGCTCGACCAGATCGCCGAGACCAGGTTTGTCTTTGGCCCACTCGCGCAGCTGATCAAACGAACCCACACCGGGAATGAGGTGCCCCATGACCGCGAGCACCACGCGACCGAGGAACTGCTCAATGAACCCCTTGCCGAACTCCTGGAGCTCTTGGGCTGTGAACGGCCTCGTGAGACCGCCACCCTGCTCGCGGTGTACCGGGGCCGAGGGGACATCTCTTGCCCAATCGGGGATCTCGGGCAGGTTGTCGCTCACAGCGGCCAGGCCTCTATGTTGAAGTGCGACATCGCGGCGGTGGCGGTGTACGTCGATGTGCCAGTTTGGCGCTCGCACCGGATGTGTACGGTGGCCGAGGTGCCAGCGGGAATGGTGTCGTAGTCGTCGGTGGTGCTGCCGGGGCCGATGGGCTTGCCCGGTGAGAACGCCAGCCGATCAGTCTGGGCGATGCCCACGCAGCGGCCCACGATGTTGCCGTTGGCCTCGCCGTTGATCCGGGCCAGCAGATTCACGCGCACGTCGGCCGCTTCGCCGGTAACGACCGTTTGGCCTTGCGCGCGGATACGCCGAGGCCACGGGCGGGGAGGGATGTCGATCGCGGCCATAGTCCCGTTCGCGTTGCCCGTACCGATGTTCTTGATCTCGCCCGGGTAGAACACCTCGGCAACCTTTTGCGGCACAAGCTCAAAACCGAGCAGGTCGGTTTTGACGGCCGGAATCCACCCCGCCTTGGGATTAGTCGACAGGTCCAGCGGATTCCAGCGTGTCGCGCCGTCTTTACCGGTCTTGCCGGTGTGTAGCGCCAGGTGCATCTTCCACCTGCCGGGCGTGTTGTCCGTTGGGGGAGTAATGAGTTCGAAAAATGCTGAATCGGGTGTCGCGTCTTCGGGGGCCAGTGGTGTCAGGTCGATCTTCTCGTCGAACTCGGCGTGCTTTCCGGGCGGGCCCTGCTCGACCCCGGACACCCCTCCCATGATTCCGCCGTCTTCGCGCAGCAGCACGTGCGCCACCCCGGTGCCGTCGACCGGGACCAGGGTGTAGCCCTGTCCCTGGTAGTAGCGTGCGCCGTTGAAATCGACGATAGGCCAAGCCATGTGGGTTACCTCCGGTTAGGACTGGGGGGCCAGTGTGATGACGTTGATGGCTTCGAATGCGCCAGTGATGAAGCGTTGAATCCTGCCCAAGGGGGCCTCGTCGCGGCGGCCGTCACCGAGCTGCACCAAGGTGGTCTGCTCGGTGGGGGTGATGCGCCACATGGTGTTTTCGATGTAGTCGGTGATCATCTTGGTTCGGCGGTGATACACCAGCGACATCAGGCCGCCCTCGAAAATGTCTCGGCCCAAGGCATATTGGTCACCGTTGCGGAAAGTGACCTGCGCCGTGGTAGCACCTTGGGCATCGAAAATCGCGTTGATGAACGCGAACATGGTTTCGATGTTGTACGGGGCGCTGGCGGTCGGGTAGAACCGCTCGATCGCCGGATGAAAAGGGCCCACCTCGTCGCGGACCTGGTACACCTGGACCATCTGGAACGCCAGGAAGCTGTTGTTCAGGAATCCCGAGAGCAGATCCGACGGGATGCCGGAGAACCCGACCACGATCATCAGCGAATCGATCAACCATGCGAAGGTGGCATTCATTAAGTCGTTCAACCACTTTGGAGAACGGCCGCCGATGATGTGTTGCCAGCCCTCGGGGGTGTGGTCGGCGATTTCGCAGTTGATGATGTTGGAGTCCTCGCCCTCTTCGGGGGCGACGACGTAGGCGTAGGGCTGCTCGAAATCGACACCGAGCTTGGGGGCGTAGAACACCCCGTTCATACCGGGTACCTGCTGGATGACTGGCTTGAAGATGTCACCGAGTGATCCGCCGAGGTCGATCACCGTCTTGATCACCGAATCGGCAACGGTTTTGGTGGGCCCCGAGATCTGCTGGCGGTCCCGGGTGGAAAACACGTAGGTGGGCGAATCGAGGTTGGCCCACTTGTCCGGTTGCGGGTCACCCGGGCGCCACAGGTCCATGCGGGTGTCCACACCGTAGGCGCGGGTGACATCCTTGATGACCGTTCCGCAGGTTTCCATGCGAACGGTCTTGGCGCACATGGGCGATGTGTCCAGGAACGGGTTGGTGCGCTGCACATAGGTGGGGGTGCGCAGCATCTTGCCGAAGGTCTGCACCGAGAGCTTGTCGCGCTTGAGGGCTTGCAAGATGGTGCCCATCCATGCCCGGATGTCGCCGTTGAGTGACAGGCCGTTGTTGACGAACTCCAGCCACCCGGACTGGATGCGCAGCGCGCATTCGGCGACCATGTTCTCCACGCAGGTCTGTAGCGCCCAGATGAAGATTGCGTGCGAAATGGGCTGGGCGGCAAGGGGAAGCCACCACGTCGGCCAGATCACGTAGTAGTTCAGGATGTCCCAAATGCCGCGCATCTCGACATTGCCTGTCCACGCGCCCTTTTCGTAGCGGTAGCGGTGAACCTTGGTGTAGAAGTTCTGTCGGCTGCCGGCGGTCTCCATCTCGACCCCGACCAGGGTGTTGCGGCAGTCCATGAACATCTGGATCAGTGGCGAGCTGCCCTTGAGCATCAGCTTTCCGGTGGGGCAGTCGTTGCGCGGCCGGGCGCCCGAACCCTCCATCAGGTCAGAGCCCACCGAGGCCATCGGGGTCCACATCTTGTCGCAGACGGTGAACCGATAGCTGGTGTCGACCTTCGAGTTTTTCTCGGTCAGGGCGCGGGCGGTGGTGGCGATCCGCGCGATATCGCCCGAGCGCTTGGCGGCCTCCCAGCGCTGCTCATCGGATATGGGCATCACGAGATGGCCCCTGGATCGCAGGGGCGCAACGCATTGCGCATTAGAGCGGGTATCTCCGTCGCGGCGTGCCCGAGGCGATGATCTTGGAGTCGGCGTTGCCGCCCTCGATCGAGACCTTCACGAAATACGGCTGCGCGGGATTGCCCGGTGATTTCGGTGGTATCGCCGCGTTCTTGGAGAAGCGGCCCTTGAGGTACTTGTACAGCGGGCCTTGCGGCGGGGTGATGCCGAACTGCGACTTGATCTGATCGGCGAACGCCGTACCGTTCATGCCCGCAAAGCTCATGAACTTCTCGATCGCCTCCTGGAACAAATCGAGTTCCTGCGGTGAGGGCGGCACCGAGGTTAGGTCTTTCACCAAGGTGGTGTGCACGCGCGGATCGGTGCGCAAAAACACCACCTGATTGGGTAGCAGCGGCCCGAATTCGACATATTGGTCCGAGCCGGGCCCGTCGTAGATTTTGACCTTGGTGAACGGCCCGAACAGCACGTAGTCGTCGTACATGTCCTGATCACCGATGTTGATGCGCTTGAGGAACCCGGTTTGCGCCACGGCAGCGTTATCGCCCGCGGCCAGCTTGCGGATAGCGGACGGCGTTGCCTGGCTGATCACCGCACCGGCAGCGAACATGCCGTTGCCGACGCCCCGATGCGCTGCCCCCAGAGGCGAGCCCGTGCCGGTTTCGGTGACCGACAAGATCTCCATGTCGTTGCGCAGCACGCGGAACGTGCGCGGGTGATCCTCGGTGCCGCACACCAGTGTGAACTTCTCGCCCGGCAGCGGCCCGATGGGGATGGCCAGCGGCCAGCTGCGCAAGGTGGTCTCAACGAAGTTGATCGTGTAGTACAGGCGCAGGTATCCGGCGCCGTACTCGACGAACACCCCGTCGCCCGCCCAGCTGCCGTCAGGATTGCGGTTCATGCGCGCGCCCAGGATGTTTCGGCCCGAGTCGGGCACCGACCACTCCTGAAATCCCCCGTGCACCTGGGAGACGACCTGGTTATCGGTATCGGTGGCGAAATCGGGCCAGGGCCCGTTGATGACCCGGCGCCATTGGGTGCCAAACCCGTGTTCGGGGTCGTCCCACCAACGCATTTGGTCGTTGTAGGACGTGCAGAACCCGCCGCCGGGGCCGCTGTAGCGCTGCGGAACCGCGCCGAGATCCTTGGTTTGGCGATGATCGGTCGCGAAGGTGTCGGTAATCGCGTCGTAGGTGAACGCGAAGGAGTCCGCGTGGTCGAACGACTTCCAGGTGCCGGTGTCGGCCTGTAGCCGCAACGTGGCTTTCTGCGAGGTGCCCTTGCGCATAGCCGAAACCGGATCGGGTTGCCCGCCTTGGAACCAGCGCACGTCGGCCCACCAGTACCCGGCATCGTGATCGAAAAAGTCCAGCCGGGAACACTTGATGGCGTCCAGCGAATCGATCAGATGCCGATAGACCCGGCGCGTGCGCGCGGCGTTGCGGCCCCGGCACTTGACCGTGAGCTTGACCTCGACCGGATCCAAAAACGCGTCGATATGGTGAACGCCATCCTCGGTCGCACCCTTCTGGGTGACGTGCTTCCATGGCGCGATGAGGCCTTCGAGGTCGATCAAATGCACGGCTTCTGGCGCCGTGTACGGGTCGGGAATCGCGTATCCGCCGATCATGAACATCTCGACCGACCCGTCAAAGGCGGTCAGGCGCATCATGGGCTTTTCGCCGTTGACGAGGTGATACCAGCCATGGGGTGTGACGGGGTTGGCCGGATAGCGGATCGTCACGGTCACATCCCCGGCCCGGAGTTGCGGGCTTGCTGATGGAATGCGATATCGCGGCCGGTGCCGTCCTCGGTGGCGCGGTTGTTGGTGACGTGGATGTTTGTGTCGCCCGCCTTGACTGGGCCGCCTTGGGCGTTCGGGTCGCCCTGATTGGGGTTTGGTGGCGCGGTCGCCTTGCCGGCCACGTTCGGGATCGCCGGGGCAGCACCAGCGACACCACCGAGGATCTTGGTCAGCCAGCTCTTGTTGGCCAGCTCCGAGCCCGCGGTCGGCAGCACCGTATCCATCAAGCCCTGCACCCCGATACCTGCGGCCTGTGCACCGAACTGAATCGCCCTGTTGGCCAGCTTGATTCCGGTCTGCGCTGCCTGCCCGGCACCTGGGGCGAAGATGTCGGCCGCCGAGGCGGCCATCCCGATCGCGGTATCGATGGTGCCGCCGGGAGTGATACCGACCCCGCCTGCACCCGAACCGGTCGCCGGTTCCACACCACCAATGCGCGTCGATGACGGGCTCCACGCCTGCGCAGGCCCGGTAGCCCCACCCCACCCGCCGCCAGCGGCCGGAATACCCGCTGTCAGGGCAGGATTGGTCAACGTCGGATCGCTCATCACCGGATCGGTGACCGCTAAGCCAGGACCGGCCGTCTTGGGGTAGAGCGCCCGATAATCGACCGTGGGCCCGATCGGCTGCGGCGACGGTGCGCTCGACGTGCCCGAACCAAGGGGCATGTAGTACTGCTTGGGGAACTGCTTATCGAGGGCACCGGCCGCCGAGCCTCCCAGCATCGGGCCGTGTCCTCCACCAGATTCGAAATTCATGCCGTTGGGCAGCGTCGCGGCCATGTGGCCCTGCTGCCCCGGCAGGGGATTCACACCGACATTGAAGGCCCCCGGCTGATATCCGGGCAGGAAACCGAGCTTGGCAGCGCTGGCATCGGTGGCGAACGCAGTGGTATCGAACAGCCGTGCCGGTGAGGACTTCCCGTCGCGCAGCACCTCCACCAAATCCGAGACGGCACCCGAGCAGTCGGCCAGCCCGTTCTGCAGATCAGATGCCGGAGCGTACTTTCCGCCACGCGCGGCCAATGCATACATCGCGGCGAGGTTGGGATTTACACCCTGTTGCAGCGCCATCGGCCCGATGCCCGCCATGGCAACGTCCTGGGCAACACCTGTGTACTGCGGCCCAAACACGCCCTGGGCGGCCAGGATGCCCATAGCGCCGTATCCGCCCTTGGACGGGTTGAGTTGGCTGACCGCGCCGAGCTGGCCAAGGATCGGGGCCGCCGCCATATTGGCCAGGAACTTGGTCAGATTCTCGGCCAGCCCCGGCAGGCCCTTGGAGATCCCGAAATCCTTGTCTAGTGCGGCACCGATCTGGCCCATGCCGTCGGCGAGGCCCTGCGTAGAGCTCTCCAGCTTCTTCCACGTACCTTGCTGCGCCTCAGCCAGTTTCATCTGCGCCGAAACGTACGAGCGTTCGGCGTCGGCAACCTGGTTGCGCGCTCGCAGTAGTGCGTCCTGATCGGCGTTACCCTGCTGCTCCAGCCGGATCAACGCAATGCGGTCTTGCTCCAGAGAGTTCTTGGCCCGGATCGCCGACGACTCAGCGTCATACACCCGCATGGGGTCGACCTCGTAGCGACCGAGACCGGGCCCGCCCTTGGGAGACGAAACGAGCACCCCGGGCGCTGCGGTGGGCGCCGTGGCCAATCCTGGCGGCATGGCAACGGGCTTTGACTCCACCGACCAAAGACTCGGATCGATCGGGGCCTTGGTCTTGTCGTCGTCCCCGGCCGGCGCGATCGGCTTCCTGTCGCCTGCCTGCGGACCGTTATCGACAGCATTGCCGCGCTGGGCATCCGGCGGGGGCAGGGCGGTCCCAGGGGCGAGCGCGCTGCCGAGCAGTGTCCGTGCTGAGTTGTCGCCGGGCGCCGGAGGCAGGACGGTTGAGCCCGCGCCCGGCGCACCGGGAAGGGTGTTGGCCAGGATGTCGGTACCGGGATGCGTACCGCCGAGCGGTGCAGCGTATTGCGGCGGTGGCGGCGAGGAACTGAACAGATCCTTGATCATCGTCGGGATGTCCCTGATGACAGGCAGATCCACAAACCAATCCGAGATACTGGTCTTCAGGTCGGTGAACCACTGATCGACCGTCTTGGTTGCGCTTTCCCATTCGGACTTGAACGTCTCCGTCGCGGTCTCAGTCGATCGCTGCGAGGTGTCTTGCAGATCCTTGAACTGGTTTTTAGCCGGGTCGAGGTCGAGTTTGTTGACAGCATCGCCCATGTCCTCCCACTGCGTGCCGAAAAGGCGTTGCCACACAAGGGCTTGCTGAACCGGGTCATCTAGATTGCGTAGCCCGGTGAGCACCGCTGCAAATGCTTGGTGTGCTTGCTCGCCGCCTGCGGAGAAGCGCCGTCCCATCTCGTCGGCGTTGAACCCCAGCGCCTCGAAACCTTCCTTGGTCGACTTGCTGCCGTCGACCGCGCGGATGCTGAATTCCTTGAGGGAGTCGGCCACCTTGTCGGTGTCGCGGGCACCGCCCTCGATGCCTTGCTTGAGCAGCGTCATTGTCTCGCTGCCGGTCAGGCCGAGCTTGCGGAATTGCGTGGAGTACTCGCCGATAGAGTCGAGCCAGTCGCCGGTTACGTCCAGGCCCTTCTGTGAGCCCGCGGTGATGATGTCGAGCGCTTCGGTGACGCTATTGGCAAGGCCGGTCCGCATGAGTTGGGTCGCGGAGTGCGCGAGCTCTTGCGGGGTCTTCTCGACGACCTGCGCCACACCTTGGAGCTGCTGAATCGTGTACTGAATTTCGTCATCGGGCGAGTTGGGCTTGATCAGGTTGTTGCGCAGGGCCGCTTGAGCGACGCTGAGGTTGTCCGCTACAGAGGCGCCGAAGTTGTTGGCGTAGGACTGACCGGCAGCCTTGGCGTAATTGCCCATCGAGGTGTCATCCAGACCCATGCGGCCCTGGAACAACTTGGTGGTGGCCGTGGTGGCCATACCTTCGGCAATGGCGTTGGAGAGCCGACTTCCGACGAGGATGCCTACGGCGGTCAAACCCAACAGGGCCGCGCCGATTGGCCCGCCAGCGGTGCCGAGTCGGGCGATCGAGGCCGCGCTGCTCACCCCGTGGGTGAATCCGCCTGAGAACCCATTGCCCATGTCGCGGCCGAGCTGGGCGGCCTGGCCAGCCTGGGCGCGCATGCCGTCAACAAGGTTGGTGTTGTTGCGTCGGCTCGCCTCGTCGGCAGCTTCTTGATACTCGCGGTATGCCCGCGTTGCGTCCCGGACAGCACGAGCCTCGGCGCGCCGCGCGTCGTTGACTTTCTCGGTCTGGCGGATGATCCGTGCGCCGTCGGCGTCGCGGTCGCGTAGCCGCTGTAGTTCGGATTCCTCAGACTTGAGTTTCCCGACGGCCGATGCTGCCTTGTCGTAGGCATCAGAAGCCCTGTCGCCCATGCGCTTAAGGGACTTCTCGACATCCTTGGAGCTACCCGCCAGCGCGTTGGCGAAATCGCGGCCGGCATCCTTACCCGCGTTGCCGAACGTGCGGGTGGCGTCATCGGCGACCCGCTTCCACGACCGATGATCAGCGGCGGCACCGATGGGTATCTGCACGGACATGGTTCACCTCCTGATCATTGGTCGCCAAACACGTCATCTAGCAACTCTTCTCGCGCCGACTCGATGAATTCGTTTTCAGCGGAGTCAAGTTCGTGCTGTCTGCGAGAATCCAGCGGCGATGAGTACTTGGTGTACATGTATTCGTGCGGGGTGCCCGCGTACTGGCTGGCCCGGTATGCCGCGAGCTCGTTGTGTGTCTCAGCGGCAATCTTCTGCATGACCGTCCAGTCGCCGTCGCGCCCAAACGGCGGCGGCGCATGGGTTTTGAACTCTGAGTCTTCGGGCAGCTGGTGGATCAGCGACAGTAGTTGGCGGCTGGAAAGCACCAGGGCGCCGCGCTCATCGCGGGTGCCCTGGTGCCAATCAGCGATGCGCACACCGCGAAAACGAAGATCAGCCTCGATCGCATTGGGCCAACGGCACCACAGCGCTACTGCCTCAATTACTTTTGGAGTCGATCTTTGTCCGCTCCTCCAGCTGGCGCTGCATCACCTTCCAGTGCGTATCGATCTGGCCGGGAACACCGCCCGCGGCGAGGAACTTGGCGTAGATGTCCTCACCCATGAGTGCGATGCACAGCTGCTCGTCAGGGTCGTAATCCTTGCCGTCCTTGAGATACGGATAGACGTTCTGCTCGATGGTCTTGCCGTCGATGAAAGGATGATCGACGGTTTCCTTGTCGAGGGCTTTCATGTCCCGCTGGTAGTCGCGGTACCGCTTGCGCTGCTCGGTATCGAGAAACGCCGGGTTGGGAAGCTCCCACATCTCGCCGTCGCCGAGATCAAAGGGCACACCTGCCATGAATCCGAGGTGATCGGCGGCCTGCTCGCGTGCCTTTCTGGGGTCGACGGGGTGTAGAACGTCCTTGGTGTCTTCGGAGCTCATGATTGTTCCTTTCGGGCTGGTGGGCTTGGGGTTTCGGGCTGGAATGGGGGTGGGGCTCACCTGGCGGGCGCAGCCCGACGCCCGCCAGGTGAGGGTTCATCAGGCGATGGTCGCGGCGGCAGACTTCGGGGTGTAGACCGAAGCGCCGTTGGTGCCGGTCACCTTCACGCGGAACTTGGTTGCACCGGCTGCCACCGTCTTGACCTTGACCGTGGTGTTGCCACCGGACGAGACCGCGGGCCCATCGAGCTCGGCGGGCAGCCAGGTGGTCCCGTCATCGACGGTGCTTTCGGCGGCGAAGGTGAACGGATCGCCAGCGCCCGTGGGGTCGGCGAATACGATCGAGGCCTTACCGGCGGCACCGGGGGTGACCGTCGGCGGGGTGTTCGACACCTTGGGGGCGCCCTGAATCGTGGTCCAGCCCTTGCCGCCGACCCATTCGCCGTCCAGGCCGGGAATCAGGATGCCCGGGTTGCGCGGATCGGGGATCAGGAAGAACGGGTCAGGTTCGAGCGAGAACTCCAGCTCGTTGGCGTCGGCGTCTTCCGTGTCCATCTTGGCCGCGCCGATCTTGGTCAGCTTGCACAGGGGGATGGGTTCGACGGTGTACAGCTTGCCGCCGGCCCGGGACCGTGCGCGCACCAAAAGCAGCTGGCGGGGAACGAAATCGGCTTCCAGCGGGGTGCCCACGAAATAGTCGCCTTGGCCCGGTTCTGCCACGAGCAGGTTGCCGTCCTCATCCTGCAGCGGAACGTTATTGCGCAGGGCCTTGACGACAGGGTTCAAGGTCTCGATCGGGGTGAACTTCACCGTCTTTTCGATCTTGGTGATGTCCTTCTCGATCGGGTAATTCGACTGCAAGATCTCCAGCGGGCTGACATCAATGTTCGGCTCACGCTCGGGGCCGCCAGTCTTGGTGTTGGCGCCGAGGAACAGCCACCCCTGGTTGGGCTCGGGGTTGTTGACCCAGTACCCGCCGACCTTGCGGCGGGCGAACAGGTCCGCGCGCAGCTTGCCATCCTTGGCCAGCGGGTTGAAGAGATGCGGGCTGATATCAGTGGCCGCGCCGCGATAGTCGCGCGCTAATACGGCAACGAGCGGGCCTCGGATAGCGAAACGGCTATCGGTGTCGGTGAATCCGCCGACGCTCCAGTCAGCGCCGGTTTCGGGTTGCGTCATGTGACGCTCCTTCCATGGGTGATGAACCGGAAAGGGTTCCGGCGATTGAGGTGCGGCGGATGCCGCGACGCGATCAGGGGACCGCGACGATCAGTTGAACGACAGGCCGAGCTCGCAGATCGCCTTGAAGCGAAAGGCGTTGTCGGCCTTGTATTCGCGCAGCGTGGAGAGCTGCTGAAAGTCGATGTAGTCGACGTTGGCGGCCGTGCCATCGGGCATGGGCACATCGACGATCTCGTCGCCGAGCCGCATGATCCGCTGATCGGTCTTGATGCCCTCGCGCTGCGCCTCGGTGATCGTCTTGCCGAAGGTGTGGATCGACAGGACAGCGGTGCAGTAGAACAGGTTTGCGTCGTAGGTGCCGTCAATCATGTTGACTTGGCGGAACGGCAGCGGATCGTCGGGCTTGCGTTCGATGTCGCAGGGGCCCAGCGGTGCGAGGTGGGCGAGCATCATCACGATCGCGTTGGGGGGCATCTGCTCATGCAGCGCGACGGTCATCAGTCGGGCCTGTTGATGACATCGGCGGCGGTGCCGCCGAACGCGATGGCGGTGCGGGCCGCGACGGCGAACTCCGGTGTCGGGCTGGTGCCCCCGGTGCCGTCCTCGATCCAGTGGGCTTTGAAGTTGTCGTTGATGACCTTGGTGTCATCGTCACGGCCCTTGCCCTGCTGCACTTTCCACGCCGCGCCGTAGTCGCCGTGATCGACCGGCGAGATGGACTTGGCGTGTGCGGCCATCTCCTTGCCGACGCGCGCCTTCTCGGCTTTGGCTTGCGCCGAGATGTGGATCGCCTTGTCGATCTCGGACTGCGGCACACCCAACGCGACCAGTGGGTTGGGTCTGCGATCTGCGGCCATCAGCCGACCCTGCGCTGGCAGGTACAGAACACATGATCTTCGCGGCCGTCGAGGTCGAATTCGAGCACCGCGTCACCGACCATGCTGTGATCGCGGTCCAGGTGGCGAATCCGGTGCGCCGATCGGATGTCGGCGACCGCGACCGGCGCGGCGGCACCACTGCCGTCAACAGCAGGTATGTGACCATCGATGACCGGCAGGAACGCCCACGATTGCTCAGTGGTTGTGGTGGTGATGGCCTGGTTGTCCTCGGCCGTCGACTGCACCTCGAACAGGCAGTTATCGACCCACACAACGCGTTCGGTGACTTGCGGCTTGCGGTACTCGTCCAAGATCGGGTCGCCCTGCCCGTCGAGCACCGGCACATCCCACACGATCGCGACCCGCTGCCCGCCCAGGGTGTCCATCAGTAGTCACCCCTGGGGAAGTGGCCGCGCGCCTTGGCCTGTAGCGCCAGGCCGAGCATGCGGTAGTGGCGGCGTGCGATGAACTTCTCGACGGCTTCACGATCGATCGCAGCCTGTTTGGTGCGATGACCCACCGTCTTGGTGAACGATGAGACCGGGCCGAACTCGCCATACATCAGCGCGTCTCGGGTGACCTCGAATGTGACCACCTTGGCCGCCGGATCATCGTCGGCAATGGCCGGTTTCTTGTCGCGTATCCAATCGGAGACGACCGTCAGTAGAGGCGCCGCCACCAGTTTCTCAGCTGCCGACAGCGGCCGGAACCTGGCGGCGAACGCCTCTACGTCAAGGAAGTCGGTCACGAAACTAGTCCGTGGCCTCGATCAGCGCCCACAGGTCGTCCTTCTCCTGTGCCTCCAGCTCGTCACGGTCATACGTGCCGTTGGCCATCAGCCAGTCGACCAGGACGGCCTTGGTCGCGGCCTTGAGCGGCTTCTTACGGGGCGCATCACCTTCGGTACCGGTGGTCTGGCTCGGGCTACCGGAATCGCCTGCGGTGGAGCTGGGATCGCCATCCCCACCGTCGCCGCTGTCGGTGTCGCCGTCATCGGTGGCATCCGCCTCGGCCGAGTCGCTTTCGGGATCGGTCGATTCGGCCGGCAGCTGGGCGCCGAGTGCACCGACGGCGAGGCCGCGCTGGACCTCTTCGTCGGTGAGCGTGACGAGCTCGCCGAAAAACGCGCGCCGCCGAGTGCCTGCGGGCGTGAGGTATTCCCATGTCGCCGCAGTCACCCGATGTTCTGTGACCTCGGGCATTACGGGGCGCCCTTCAATCCGGTCACCTTCTTGACCGCGTACGGGTCAGTGACGCCCATGATCGGCAGCACCGAAGACTGGACCCAGTTCTGCTTGGTCTTGGGCTCGCGCCAGGTCTCGGTCGAGAGCATCTGCTCGTAGTCCAGGAACCCGACACCGCCGCGTACACCCGCGTAGGCGCTGCCATTGGCGACGCGGTTGGACCGGAACATCGAGATATCGGCGTCGGCCAGGATCTGCGGCAAGTCCGGTCCGTAGGCGATGCGCAGGTCCGCGTACTGCACGGGGTTGACGACCCACACGTTGTAGACGTAGCCCAATTCCTCGACATCGGCGGCCAGCTGCGCGGCGATGATGTCGGCGAATGGCCGGGCGTTGTTCGGGGTCGGGTTGTTGCCGGTCAGGGTGACGTTGCCCCAGTCGTGTCCGGGGATGACACCCGCGCCGCCGAGACTGGCGATAACGGCCTCCAGCACGGCCACGGTGCGCTGATTGATCTTGCGCACCAGCGTGTTCGCCAGCTGTGTGGTCAGGCGGTCCATCTGGGCGCGGTCGTTGCGCCGGATCGCCTCATCGGACATCCAGAACTTGCCACCCCAGTCCTCGGACTTGGCGACCTCGGGCTGCGTGCGCTCACCCTGCACGATCGTGTACTCATCGGACGGGCCGCGCTGTTCCACATCGTTCTTGGTGTACAGCTCGTTGATGCGGATCACGTCGTAGATGATCGCCCCGGCGGTGGTGCTCGCCCCCGAGGACGAAAACAGTTCCGGGGCAATGAACTTCTGCAGCGTCAGGTCCGAGAGCCGCTTGGTGATCCGGCCGGGCTGCTTATATGCCAGGTCGACCGAGATCTTGTTGTCATTGATGACCGGCGCACCCAGCGGGTACGCGACGGGAGATGTTGTCATGGTGGGTAGCCCTTTCCTAGTAGAGGCTGATCTCGGCGTCGGCGCCATCGGTGGCCGCGGACAGTGCGTAGCCAACGGCGACGCCGCTGGCGAACTTCTTGGCCTTGCCGGCCGTGCCGACCTCGACCTCATCGAATGCGGCGAGCGCGCCGTCGGCGGTCACGTAGGTGACACGCGAATTGCCCCGCGCCACACCAACAATGTCGCCGCTGGCCGCGTCGTACTTGGAGACGCCGCACACCCGGCCCGCCGCATCAGCAGGCGCCACGGCGATGTTGCCGGTGGCGGTGCGGTTGCCGCTGATCTTGAGGAACCGCTTACCGGTGACGGCAGCTGTGGCGCGGCCGGTGATATCGCGGCCGGGCTCGTAGACGCCCACGTTCTCGTTGGTCATGATCTATTCCTTCCCTTCCGAACTCGGCGCGGTGGGCGCGGAGTCAAACCAGCTCAGGTCATTGGGCACCGGACCGTCTGCGGGCTGCGTCGAATGCCCCGTCTCGGCGAGAGGGATCAGCCCGGGTGCCAGCGCGGCCAGCACGGCGGTGTGGCCCTCGCGGTCGGCGGCGAGCGCCTGCAAGTGGTGCTCGCGACGCGCCGGGGCGACCTTGCCGTCAGCGATGGCCTGATCGACCACACGCTCGTCACCCTCGCGCAACTGCTGTGCGCGCGCCTCGGCGCCCGCCTGCGCGGCCGCGACGGTGGCCTCGTACTGGGCCCGCTCGACCACCGTCAGGCCCGCCTTCGCGACCAGCGCGGTCGCCTGCTCCAAAGTCGGTGCAGCGGGCGGGGTTTCGTCACTCTCCTGGCCGTCGTCAGCACGCTCTTCGAGCGCTTCGGCGGCAGCAGACAAAATGGTCTCGTCGTCGGCGTCGGCATCGATACCGAGCAGCTTGGCGAGGCCCTCATTCAGGGTTGCCACAATGGGCTCCTTTCCTCTGTTGACCTCGCCCTTCTCGGGCCGAGGGGTCTTGTTGTGCACCAGTGGAATTCGTGGCGCAGGCGCGGACTGGCGCCCGGCATAGCGGAACGCCGACAGATCGAACACCGATGCACGCGCGGCAGCCGACTTGGAGTCAGGCTCGGGTAGCTCGACGACACGATCGGCCAAACCGGCCTCGACCGCTTCATCTGCGAGCAGCCAGGTTTCCTCGGCCATCACGTCGAGCCAGTCCTCGACAGTGCCCCCTGCCCGGTCGGCGTAGATCTGCGCAATGTTGGTGTTGTGCTGGGCCAGTCGCGCCGCGCTCTTCTCCATATCGCGGGCATCTCCGACGCACACCGCCCACGCGTTGTGCACCATCATCTGGCTGTTGCGGTTCATCACGATCTCATCGCCCGCCATCGCGATCACCGAGGCGATCGAGGCCGCGAGGCTGTCAACCACGACGGTCACCGTGGCGGGGTGATCACGTAGCGCGTTGAGAATGGCGATGCCGTCGAACACCGAGCCGCCGGGGCTGTTGATGCGCACTGTGATGGCATCGTTGTCGATCGCGGCCAGATCCCGGGCGAACTGTTCGGCGGAAATGCCGTACCACGAATCGATTTCGTCGTAGATCAGCAGCTCGGCCGGGCCGTCATCGGTCTTGGCCGCGTTGCGGATGCTGTACCACGGGGGCCGTTGGCCCGCCTTGAGATTCTTGGTCACCACAGCGTCGGGTCTCCGTTCCTCGTGGCCGTGCTGGCGCCACCGGGGCGCGCTCGGGTATGGGTGCGCACACGCACCGGCCCTCCGCTATTGCGGGGCGCGGCGGCGGATTCACCGGCGGGCTCGGGTTGGCCCTCGGGCGCGTTGGGGTCGGGCCCAGGCAGGCCGGTAGCCGAGCGAATGAAGGCCTCAAGACGGGCATCGGGTGTCAACAGTCCTGCGTTGACCAGCATTTGCAGCGCCGCGGCGGTAGCGTCCTGGCGCGAACCGATCTCATCGAACACCAGCAGCGGCGCCGGTTCGTCCTCGCCGAAATTGAGGTCGACCAGATCCTCGACGACATGGGCCTGTGCGGTGTTGCGGATGTCTTCGGCGACCGTCTGGACCGACTGCACGAACGTGTCGGCTTGCACACTGGCCAGCGCGTACGAGCCGCCCTTACCGTCCAGGTTCAGGAAGTGCGCCAACGCAACCAGGGCCATCTGGTGGTCGTGGTACTCGATCGCACGGCGCGGGTCCATCGGGGTGCCCGATGGCGACATGATCCCGGCCTCTTGGCCCTCAGCCAGGGCCAGGCCGGACGACTCGCCACCGCTGTACTTAGAGGCGACATCGAGCAGCGCGTCCATGCGCTCTTCGTCCTGAGAGTCGTTCTCGTTGCCCTTGATCCACGGGACGCCGATGCCATGGCGGCGTGCTGCGGCGGCCTCGATGCGCATCAGCTCGTCTTTGAGCTTCCAGTGCTTGTAGGCAGGCCGCAGCAGGCTGTTGCCGATCCACACACCCGGATCGGGCTCGTACGCATACACGACCAGCCGGTTGATGGGAATGGTCGAATCCAGCGGCCCGCCAGCGGGTATCGCCACTCCGCTCGATGTCATGGTGAACCCGCTGGAGGGGTGTTGCTCGATCGAGATCAGACCGCCGTCGCGGTCGACGTTCCACTTGGCGATGGTCACCTGGGGACGCGGGGCGAGCTTGCGCAGCACGGCGCGTACGTTGGCGCCCTCGCCTTCGAGACGGTAGACCTGCTCAAATACCGAGTGCCCGTACCGCAATGCCATAAGGGCCTGCTGCAAGTGTTTGTCCCAGGAGAACCGGCCACGGGACCGCGCCTGGGGTTCGTCCTCGTCGGCGGCACCCTCGATGGGCAGACCCAGATTGCGGGCGATGAATTCGGTGACCTCATCGCTGGCGCCGTTCTGCCGGATACGCCACGCGGTGCGGCGAATGGGCAGCCCAATTGCCCGCAGCACCGACGAGATTCGGGCGTCCTCGCGGACCATGCGCGTGTAGGTCCACACCGACAGCGGCCAAATCAGGTCGGCAGTCTGCTCGAACTGATCGATAGGTCCACCCCAGCCGGTCGCGCCGGCCGAGCTGAGCACGTACCCCTGTTCGGTACGCGGGGCGGCGGTCTTCTTCGGTGCCTGCTGATCGGCCATGCTCGCCCCCTTTCTCAGAATGCGGCGCTCATCGCGTCGAAATCGGCGCTATGCCGGTGTGTTTGGTGCTCTCGTGCGGCCCCGGTGCGGGCGCTGACGGTCTTGGCGGGCGCCTTGGTTCCGTACTTGCGAAGGGCCCAGTGCGCCATGGACACGTTCATCAGCGGCATGCCTGCGCCGTTGGGTTCCTCGGCCCAGACGAAATCGCCGCCCGGCAGCTCGCGCATGCTGGCGGTGGCCACCTCGTCGTTGAGCACTGTTTGATCGCTGTGCGACAACTTGACGGCATCGGCGTCTGCCAGGAAACCGCTACAGGACTGCGCGATCTCGGACGTGCCGATCATCAGCGGCTCGATACCGGCGGCGATGAGCAGCGGTTCAAGTACCTGCGCGGTGTTCTTACGGTCGATCACCAGCGCCACCGGATTCCACGCGGTGACCTTGGCGACCAGATACTCGGCGATCTCGGAGTGCGTACCGGTGCGCAGCGGTGCCACCTCGACATGGATGTTGCCGTCTTCGGCCATCTGCGCGGCGCTGATTGACCACACCTGACGGTTCCAGGATCGCCGCACCGCGATGGTGCGGGCTCCCGTGAGCTTCGCGTCGGCGTTCGCCATGTCGCTCCAGTTCGGGATCGGCGAGCCAACCTCGTCCTCGTCGGGCGGGTAGTCGCCGATCCCGAGGTAGTCGGCGGTGAAGATCGCCCGCTGTTCGGCGGTGCGGGCCTTGCGCCGTTTGGCTTCGAGCTCGTGCTCATCGCCGACGACACCCAGGGAGGGGTGCGCCAGGCGGTATGCGTCGATATCGCCGAGCTCGGTGCCCTCGGGTACCGCATATAGGGCGTAGTACAGATCCGGGGACCGCTTGTGGCCCAGGTTGTGCATCCCGGTGAGGATCTGGCAGTTGGGGTGTACCGAGGCCACCGGAGGTGTTGAGACGTACCAGATCTGCGGCCCGGTCGCCTTGGTCGAGGCGCGGGTCGCGCCGGTCAAGCTCGCTTCGGCTTGCGCGGTGAGGTCGTAGGCCTCGTCGAGTATCAGCAGATCCACTTCGGTAAGACCGCGACCGAACTTGGCGGTGCGCGGCCCGAACTTGGCCTCGCCGTTGCCGAGCTTGATCAGCCCGCGGTTGCCCGCCGAAGTTGGCTCGGAGCGTAGGCGTTTCTTGAGAGACGGGATGCGGTCGATGACATCGACGCAGCGGCCGAATACGTCCTTGGCCGTCTCCCATTCCTGGGCGGTGTAGGCGATTTTCTCCCCGAGCACCAGCATCCCGAAGATGATGCGTAGCACCACGATCAGGGTCTTGCCGTTCTGACGTGGGCACTCGATGCACACGTCGCGGTGCGTCCAGACGCGATCGCCCCACTCGTTGGGCTCCTGTAGCGAGAGCACCGCGCGTAAGGTGAGCCACTGCCAGGGCATGCAGCGCACGCCAATTCGCGATCCCAAGCGCGCCGCCCGGTCGCCCCATGATTCATCGCCGGGGTGTCGGGACTCGAATCGTGGTGTCTGACTGCCCTTCAGGCGTGGCCACAAGCCGATGAACTCTGGCCACTCACGCGGTGCCAGGTCAGATACCGGCGAGCACGTCGTCGTCATCGGGATCATCCGGCAGTGCGGCGCGCTGGCGATAGACCTCGGTGATCAGCTTGCGCATCTGCTCGGCCTGCTGGCGCTGCTGCACCAGCACGTTGTTAACCACCACTTCGACGGTCTTGGCGCCGATCTTGAGCTGTAGCCAGCAGTCGCGGTCGCCGTCCAGTAGAGCGTTGAGCCGGGCGAGGTAGTCGGCGGCGTATCCGGCCTGCTCGATGATGAGCCGTAAGGGGTAGGGGTCGTCGGGTTGTGACAACTCTTCGATGAGTCGCTGGCCGACGGTCTTCTCGGAGGCCGGTTGCCGACGCGTTGCCCGCTTAGCTGAAGTCTTTGCTGAGTTAGCGGTGGCCTTTGCCGGTTTCGTGGCTGCTGTCATCGCTCACCGCGTTCAAAAAAAACCTGACGGGAGCCTCCGGGGGTCAGGAAGGCCCCCCACCTGGATAATTTCAGGGGGAGGGGCTTTGACCTGCGGTTATGGCACTTTCGGGTGTGTGCATCGGTGCTGGTCAGGGGCTTTTCGGCCCATCGGCTGGCGATCACCACGACATCACACCTCCGTCGTGTTTGCTGGCAGGGTCGGGATGTTTGCTGTGCGACTGGTCGGCGTACCACCGCTTTGCTGCCTGCGCCATGCGCCACGGTCGTTCGGCTTTGCATCGGGCCAGGACCACGCTCTGACCAGGGTCGATGGTGATGACCTGCGCGCCAGCGGATCGGTAACGCGCGAGTAAGCCCTCCCCGGGCATGGAGTGGATCAGGTACACATCGCACTGGCCCGCGAACGTCAGCGCCGTATCGATCGCGGCCAGCCGTGCAGCCTTGGTGACCGAGCGGATGTGCTGCGGCGGGTCGTGTGGATCTCCGCCCGCGGGCGTGAGCACCGAAGCGATGGCGTCGTAGTCGATCGTGATGTCGCCATGCCTGGCGTGCTGTCGTACCCATGTGGACTTGCCGGCCGCAGGCGGGCCGGTCACCAGGTACAGGGTCACCAGTCCATCGCCAGGTTGTCGGCAGTGATGACGGGCGCGGTGGTGATGCCCAGTGACGCAAGGGCACCGGACCATTCGGATGGATGAACGTCGAGCACCACGGGCCGGTGCGCGTCATGTCTGCCGTCCTGACGCTGGCTGTTACAGATGCCGTGCAGTAGGCGATCGGCGCGTTGTCCGCCGAGTGCCCGAGCCTGACTATGGTCTGCAGCCAGCTGCTTGCGGTCCCAGTTGCGCTCCAGCAAGGGCGCTTTGAACATCGGCAGGCCACACCACCAGCACAGTGTGCCGTCGACGTGACGGCGTAGCAGCCCTTCGGCTTGCTGTTGGTGTTTCCAGCCCAGACCGCGATCGGTGGTGCTGGCCTTACGGCCGGGCCTCGGCGACATAGGGCTCATCCATGATCAGCGCATCCGACGAAAACCCCTGGCGGCCAGCGCTTGCATCGGCCTCGGCGTGCGCTGGTGGTGCCGTAGGTGCTGGCGCGACCTTGACGGGTGCGACGGATGGCTCGCTGCCGTCCTGCTCCACATCCAGCGTCCAGCCGTCGGCGCGGGTAGTGATGGTCATCGTGGTATCCCCAATAGGCTGGCCCAGCTCGGCCAGCGTGCCCGCCTGCGCGAGAGTGACCATCACAGCCAGGCCCCAACCCTGCCCGCCAGATTGGCGCTTAAGGTCGGGGATATCCGGCGGCGTGGAACGCCACTTACCCGGATCGGTGTCCATGAGGACCTTGCCGTCGACAGTGATCTTGATATTGCTCATTGGGCTAGGAACTTTCGCAGTTGACGGGTATCGATCGTCACGTCATCGGTCTTGCCGACCGTCAGCACCAACAAAGGTGTGGCGCGCTGGTGGTCGGTGCGGTCGTACAGCGTGACGATTCGGGTGCCGTCCGGCGCTTCTGCGGCGTCCTGGCGCAGCTGTGCCGCATCGGCTTTCGTGAGTACGTCGAATTCGCCATCGATGACCGACTCGATGGCCTCGGCCCACAGTTTCGCGGCCTGGCCGATCATCTCTTGTGCCTGGTCATCCGGCATGCCCGTGGCACGGAAGCCGGGAATCGGAATCACGCGTGCGGGACTGTTCGCGTCGCCGGGATGTTGAAGGGCCCCCGAAGCGAACGTGCGGGTGAGCAGGTCGACCAGGGATTGGTTCATAGCACGTGTGCCCTCCTTTGGAGGCTGCCGAGAGTGACGGCGGTGGAGGGTGCGACGGCGGCGGCGGGTGACGCGCGCAGCGTAGTTCAGGGCTACGTACGGCGGATACACGCAACCGCGCTGTTTTCTCAACGCGCGGGTCGCTTGCGTGTATCGCCTAACGGAAGTCTGGACGCAACCCGACCCTTTTTCTTCCCGCCGTATCGACGTATACCCGCTCGCACCGATTCAAACAGCACCAACTCACTGTTCGACGAGGTGCGAGGGCGGGCACTGACGCCGGGGGCAGAGGAAGGGATTGGGCGGGAATGGACATCGCCCCAGAAACGACAAAAACCCCAGCTAGGCCGGGGTTTTCATGCAGTAGACATAGTTGTCCCACCGACATGTTGGGACTCATTTTGCCATATGTGCAGGTCAGTAGCGGTTACTCCGGTTTGGTGCGTGTCGCGCGATGCGCTGCCAGCAGCGCCGCTGCCAGTTGGGGTGCATCCCGTATGGGCAGCCGCGACGGTACGTGTGCGATCACTACGCCCGTACCGTGCTCGTTGAGCCGTACTTCGCCGTCGGCCCATGGCTGGAAGGACAGCGGTACTTGCACCGTGCGAGTGCCGAATTCATCCTCGTTGACCGGTGGCAGCCAGACCACCTGATAGCCCCTGTCGCCGAGACGGTGCAACAGTGCCCGCGCCACCTTCACGGCGATCTCTGCCTGCGACAAGACCACCGTTTCGTCGCTCCAACCCTGCCTAACCTCATTGCGCACGAGCCGCTTCTCCCGGAAGAAGTCCGGGATTGCGTTGATGACCTCGCAGATGGCCGTGAATGCGTCCATGGGCGAGTTCTACGCCGAGAGTCCGACATGACGGCTAGATCGCGGTCAGGATATGGAGATCTGGCGAACACGGTCCGACCCACCGACCGAGATGTGGTGTCCCATGGCCGATGTTGCCCCGAGATCGCGGTACCGCGCGACGGTGTTCATGCCGTGTCTACCAGCGGAGATGCATAGCCCGAGCCGCTACGGCTAACTCAATAGCTGGGGTTTTATCGACATGGCAACCATATGTATGCGATGATCTGGCCAGGGGCGCGCTCAGCGTCGGCTGAAAGGGGCGGTTGTATTCATGGTCATGAAGGATCGTTGGACGATGCCAGCGAGTTTGCGGCGAGCGTCGGCGACGGTGGCGATTATCGCCCTGGTGATCGGCGGAGCGAAGATCGTCAATGATCACACCCTTCCCGGTAGCGGATTCTCGACGGTCGCGACCGTGGCCGCAGAACCTACGGGACCTCCGGGGCCGACTGGGGGTATGACCGACGGCGGGGGCTCTCAGTTCCAGCCTCCGCAAATGCCCAGCTCAATGCCTGAATACCAGGGCGGCAACAATCAACCGCCGATGGATCAGAACTCGGGCATCAGCATCTACAACACGGGATCGCCTGGCGCGCAGCAGGTTCCAGGTCAGCAGGCCGGACAGCAGCCCCAGCAGGCGCAGCAGCCCGCCCACGGGACTCAGATACCCGACTATCAGACTGCGACCCAGTACACCCAGGGACCTGGTAAGCCAAATCCGGATTACCAAGCACCGCAACAGAATGCGCCGCAGCAGGGGCAACAACAACCCCAACAGCAGCAGCCGAATCAGCAGCAGCCGCAGAACAAGCAGGATGACACGACTCAGCAGCTGAATCAGAAGCAGCAGCAGTGCCAGGCAGGCATGGCGGAGCTGGGCAATGTGGTTCCCGCTTTCCATGGCGGCGGTGGTCGCAGTCCGATCTGGTGGCTTGAGCCAGGCCTTGATCCGATCCCGACACCGGGTGGAGACTGCCCGGGCGGCTGCCCGACTACGGTTCAAAAACCCGACGGATCGACCGTCATCCAAATGACGCCGGAGCAGTACCAGAAGGCACTTGAGGACGCGGCCAAGAAGGGCGGCGAAGAGGGCGCGAAGAAGGTCCTTGAGGAAGAGCAGAAGAAAAACGCCTTCAGCCAGGGCGAGATGTGGGGCAAGGCCGGCAAGGGCTGTGTCACCGCCGGAGGAATCACGCTCCTTGCAGCCTGGTACACGGGTCCAGTTGACTGGGTGGCGGCAGGGATCGCGTGCGTGGGTGGCGCCGTCACTGGCGTTGCGGACTACGCAATCGATTGGGCAAGCAAGGGAGCGGTGGTACCAACAAAATGAGCAACGTGATAGAGAAACTGAGGTTGACGCTGCGCGGTTCAATCGCGTTTCGGTTCGCGATAGCAGTCCTTGTGCTTGCGCTGAGCGCCGTCCAGTTCTATTTCGGGATCGCTGAGCACAGAACCTCAATGCTTGTTTACGGTGGCGTGATTCTGTTGCTCGGTATCGTCATCGTGAGGGACACCCTCAAGCGGAAAGCGAACAGGGACCGATGACGGGTTGGAAGAAACCAGTTCACTTGGCTCGCGCGCTTTCCGTCGCGGTTCTTTGCCTACCTGCGTTGGCGCTTCCTGCGTGTGCCTCTGATCATCCGGCGGCCGCAGACAAGACATCAGCCCCGTCTGGCGGGGGCGAGCAGGCCGACTTTGAGACGATTCCTGGCCAGTTTCCGCCCCAAGCTCCGGGCATCCCCGGAGCTTCTATCGCGCCGGTTGGTGCGTGTGTCAGTTTCGCAGGACCGAGCACCAACGCGACTTTGAAAGTAGTTGATTGCGGCTCACCTGATAACGGCTACAAAGTGATTCAGCGGGTGGCCACACCCAAAGAGTGTCCGGCCGATGTAGCCCAGAAGTTCTACATGAACCCCGATGAGGGGCAATTCACGGCCTGCCTGGATTACGCGTGGAACGCCAATGATTGTCTGAGTATCGGCAAGGTAACTGCTGTCCGCGCCACGTGCGATGACACGTCGAAGCCGAACCGAGAGAAACCGCTCAAGGTCATCTTGAACACCACCACGAACGCTGGGTGCGGTCCTGCGGGCGGCTTCCCGCATGCGGTGCGCAAGTTCACGGTCTGCACGGAGACGCAGAAGTAGCCTGTCGTTTGTCGCTGATGACCGACTGGCTTGCACAAGTGGCCGGAGACGGGTCCACCCCTTGCCATTGGGCACGAGGTCACCGACGTATGCGTTGGGGAACCTGTCGCGTGGAGGGCGTGCCATTCGCCAGTTCTACGCCCTGAGGGCTGACACGGGCCAAACATGCGAAAATTGCCTGCAGATTGTCACGGTCCGCGCTCAGATTGGTGCATGAGCCGCATATTGTCCGAATGTGGAACACGAACCAGACAGAGGTCTAGAGGCGACGCATCCATGGGCCGACCAGGCGGGCCCGGTAGGTGACAGTCGGCAGCAGGCCTACACCACTATGCAGGCTGCTGATCGCTTTTTCACAGAGGCGATCCAGGCTGACGGAGGAAGCGGACCTCTAAGCCCCCTGCGGGATAGGTTTAGCCCTCGCGAACTAGAGGCTACCCAGAGCGTGGTGCACGGCCTCTTCAATCTGCTCTTCTATAAGCCAGAAGATATCTTTGACGGGAAAAGGGTTCGCGCACGATTCTTAGTGCAGTTCGTTCAGCAGCCATTGCTCGATGAGTTGGCCCATTACCTCAGCCATTCTGTGGCGCGATCATTTGAACAACACCCCCCGCCTACGGCGGAAAGCGTCACTGACTTTTTGGCTAAATGGATTGACTCAGTCTTGGACGGGCTCACGTGGGGGCTTAGAGACTCGGGAGTCGAACTCGCCGGAAGCAATTCTGAGAGTACTGCGTTAGGTCGATGGCAAGAGAGACTTGGCAAGCTAAGTAAGGACTTCGCCAGGAATCTGACGGCGATCAACACTGCTACGGTTGCTGAGCGGGCTGCGCAAGAGACTTTGAACGCGCGCGATGCCGCCCTAGCTGCGGCGGGTCAAACGGGCGCCACAGCGATCGGAGGCTACTTCTCTCAAGTCGCAGATAGAGAGAGACAGTCCAGCAAAAGCTGGACTAAAGCAACGATCACATCGATAGCTGCCGTAGTAATTGCCGGGGCTATTATCTTGTGTATCAGTGGAAACTCCCCGATAACCCAAACGCTACTTCATCTCGTTTTGGTACTCCCGATCGTCGGCCTAGCTTCATATACTGCGCGAGTAGCTAAGTATCATCAGATACTGGGGCGTTGGGCCGAATCATCTTCGGTGCTTATCAACTCCATGCCTGCGTTCGCGAAGCAGATTACCGACAGTGGCGCTCGTGAACGGCTTATTTTGGAACTCAGTCACGGCGTCTTTTCTAGACCTGTCTTTGGAGACGAGGGAAAGACCGAACACGTATCTCCGATTCCACCCGACTTAATCAACCTTCTCAAGGAAATAGCTGCGAAGTTGCCTAATCGGGCGGGCTAGGGGTTGCGCGGACTTGCACAGCGCTCCTGCGCGTTCCTGGGACGCTCTGCTCGCACTGCGCGCACATCGCCAATGCGAACCATCTGGTGCCCCTCGGCGTCCCGGCCGCGCACCGGCACCCAGCCCCGTCGTATCCACCGCTCGATAGTCGACTGCGGTACGTGCTCATCGAGCCGGGGGAGTATCACGTCGACCAGCTCGCGCACAGTCGCATTGCGGTCGTCCAGCTCGCCGAGGTTGTGCGCCAGCACGTCGGCTACCGGATGCGCGGTGTCGCACTGGGGGCACACGATCGAGCCGCTATGACTGGGCGCCATGAGCGCGTACCCGCACCGGGTCGTGTTGTCGCCCTTGCGGCCCCGCTCGGCGAGCACTTCGTCGGGCGCCGGATCGGTGATGCATGGCCCGATGATCATCGGCTCGGGTGGGCGGTTCACGACGCGCGTTATGGATCGGAACACCTGCTCGATCTCGTCGCAGATCTCGGCGCCGTTCTCTTGCAAGGCGATGCCGTCGGCGTACCGATGCAGCCACTTGGCCATGCGTGCTGTCGTCGCGACTGAGTGCGTGTCGTCGCCGCGCCTGCCCGCGTAGGTCACGCGTAGGTCATCCGCGGGGGAGTCGTCGGCGGTGCACATCTCTGGGGCGCCGTCGCAGTCGTCGCACAGTGGCCCAGCTGCCGAGGTGGGCAGCGTGACGAAGCACCGTCGACACGAGCCCGCCCGCGCCGGCGGCGCCGAATCGAGGCTGAACCGATCTGCCGGCCGCCGTGCACCCGATTCGACGACCACCGGCAGAGGCCTTGGACTCGTGCGGAACTCGGGCACCTCCAGCCCGCGCGTCTCGCACATGTCGCGGATGGTCGTCGCCAGTGCGTTGCGGATACGGTCGAGCTCGTCACTGGCTCGTCCGTTGACCCGGCCGAGTGCCAGGGCATGCCACAACGCCGCCTGGTGTCGGTCCCTGTGGTCCCTCGGGGTTGGGGTGGTGTCCTTGTCGCGCGGGAACGGTTCGACGTGGCTCACGAGCGTGTCGTCGCCGTGCAGCACGTCGCGGCGCTCGCCCTTGCGTGCACCGTCGCCCAGGTTCGCCTGCCCGACAGCGGTCTCGGTGAGTCGATCGATCCACCACGGCAGATCAGCCAGGCGCTTGCGCAGCTCCGCGATGCAGGCCTTGCACACGAACAGATCGGTTGCGCGTTCGCACCGCTTGCACTTGGTCAACAGTTGAATCCCCTTACCATCTTGGCGAATTGGACATCGATATCACGCTGTTCGATCTGCTGGAGTAGGCCGTGCTGCCAGGGCTGCAGCGGCTTGCCAGCCTCGGCGCAGAGCTCGGCTATCCGCTCAGCGTCGCCGTGCCGCATTGGGCTCATCGAGGCCACCTGGTGATCGTCACGGACAGGTCGGCGCCTTGGAGCAGTTCGGCGAGCGTTTCGGATACCGGGGCGAGTCGCTGTTCCAGCGCCTTGCACGTCATGCAGAACCACACACGCTCGTGATGCTCGTCGGACTCCGAGCACAGCTGGCGTGTGCGCCAAGAGACCCCGCGCGAGGCCTTCACCATCGGCCGGCCAATGAGCGCCTCATCGGAGCACCCCCGGCAGCGAACGCGGCGAACGCTTCGGTGCTGGAGTCGAATCGGCACCAGGCCTCGTAGCCATCGGTGAGCCGCTTCTCGATTCGCCACTCGCCATCGCCCTTGCAGATCCGCCAGGTCGCGGGTGGACGGTTCGGCTTGAGCGGGGTACCGAGTTTCAGGTCGAGGGGATTGTGAAAGGCGAACACCGAATCGAGGGTGTAGGCCGACGGCGACGGCTTGCGCGGTTCGTCGTGCAGCTGGCTGTCGTAGAGGTATCCCTCGATCAGCGTGCCGTCGGTGAGCTGGATGGCCACGCGCCCGCCCTCTTCCAGCCCGGGGCAGGTAAACCGCTCGGGGCCCGTTTTCTGGGTCATCGTGTCTCCGTTCGCATATCGATTCCTGGGGCTGTGGTCGCCGCTGGCGGGTTTTCGGGCCGTTCGGGACTATCCGGTCGCGGCGGGGGGATTTTCGAGCGCTGCGCGGGCTCTGGCGAGTCCGGCTTTGGCGGTGGCCGAGCGGTCGACGTGATCGCAGACGGAGAGGCCGTTGTAGCCGTCCTGGTCGCACAGGCGGCACGCGGCGATTGCCTGGCGCTTGGCATCTCGCTCGCCCCGGTGTTGTGCGCGCTGCTCGGCGGCGGCGAGAGCCGCGTCGTCTGCGGCCCACTGGGAGTACTGCTCCCGGTAGCGCTGGCAGGCGCGGCACGGGTCCTCGGTGCCGCCAGGATGCTTGGGGCAGAACTCGGGGGGCGGCGCGCAGCGCTCCCCAACTTGAGTACTTACCAACGTAAGTTCCCTTACCCCTACCCTTACCCTTTCCCTAGAGGGTTCGGGCAGGGTGCCGTCAGGGTTCACGGTTCCGGCAGGGTTCTCGCACCCTTCGGGCACGGTGCCGTCAGGGTTCTCGCACGGTTCCGTCACGGTGTCATCGGGGTCAGGGTCAGACGGGTCAATCTCATCGGCGACCTTGGTCGCCTCGGGCTTGCGCAGGCGACGTAGCTCGACCGCCAGCTCATGGCGCAGCTTGGGCGAGGCCACCATGACGGCGCATTTCAAGGCGCTCTTGAGGTACTGCGGATACCGGGTGACCTCGGTGGTGCGCATGTAGGCGCGCACGAACAGTTCGTCAGTGTCCTCGTCGTAGAACACGAACCGTTCACGCTCCAGCTCGTCGAGGTCGGCCTGTAGGTCTTCGACGGACATCTCGTTGCACCCCTTGGCCCACTTGGTGATTTGAAGCGGTTGCATCCCGGCGCGGTCGAGATCCTTTTGACTGAGCAGCTGCGCATAGGTGCATTGCGCGGTGCGTGTGAGCGCTCGGAAATGGCCGTCGCGCCAGATTGATTCCTTGAGCATTCCGGCCGAGTTAGCCACGGTGTTCCTTTCTCTGATTCGCGTGCACGTATTCAGACTGCGGCACGTTCTGCACCCCCCTCACACCCCAAAATCTCGGGGCCGAACATCGGGTCCATCTGTGCCTCAAGAGCCGCCGTGCGGGCCCGCTGGCGCGTCTGCGCGTGGTGCTCTAGGTCGTAGTGCAGGTGGCAGCCCTGGCACATGGCGCGCAGGTTCTCATCGCGGCAGTCCTCGGGTGTGTGGTTCAGGTGCGCCACGGTCAGCACGACGCGGCTGCCGGTGCCGTATGCGGGCTGTCCGTTGACGTTCGTGCAGCGGTCGAGGTGTGTACCCCGTAGGCACTCGCCCTCGCACTCACAGCGGCCTTGCGCGCGCTCGAACCGGATGCGGCGCGAGATCTCGGGCCAGTCCTTGGGGTAGCGGTCGCGGTTCTCGGGGCGGATGGGCATCACGCCACCTCCCCGCTGCGGCAGCCGTACGGTGAGCAGCCGTCCGGGTCGCCGTCCTCGAATAGGTCGAGCTGCATGTCGGCGTACTCGGCACGTGTCACGCGGTCGATTGGTGCCAGGTCCAACGGAACTCGTGAGCGGTGTAGGAACGCCTCGCCGTCGAGTGGATTGGCCGAGGCGCCGCCCTTGCGGATGCGGCGGTCGAAATCGACCGCGTCGTCCCAGAGGGAGTGGAACCGCTTACACATGCACAGATCGGCGATCTCTTCGGGCTGGTCCCGGTTGTACAGATGCGCGCACGCCTTCGGTTCGTCGAAACCGCGCCAATGGTCATCGCGGGAATGGCCACACGTCGCGCAGATATCGCGCCGCTCGTACATGTACCGCCACTGGGCATTGCCGTGGAACGGGCACCCGATGCATGCACTCTTGGCGGTGTGGCCCCACCCCGCGCGCTCCAGCCAGCGTTGGCAGTCCTTGCGGGACATGCCTAGATCGAGCAGCGGGTAACGCGGCCGGGAGTAGTTCACGTCCAAACGGTTGCGCACGCGGTGGATCTCGTCGGTAGAGAAGCCGATCCACTGCTCGGCGAACACATCACGCGGCACCGGTGTCGGATGCGGGTAGCCCAGCAGCTCGCGCACCTTGACCTTGATCGGCTTGAGCTTGTACTCGCTGGTGCACTGGCGGCGCCCCATGCCGTGCCGTTCAGTGGCAGTGGCTAGCCTGGTGCCCACGATCGACCCACGGCCGTCGCCACCGCACACCGAACATGAATCAGGCTCGTCAGATGGTCCACGGCCGGAGCCGCCGCAGGGTGCGCATACGCCATAAACAGGCACCTCGGTAGCCTTGGGCGCCAAGGTGAACCATGGCACCGAAACGAATCGCGCTTCCGGGTCCAGAGTGTCCGCGCGCAGGTTGCCGGATGAGACCCGGTACAACGGAATGTCTACGCGGGCAAGCTCGGCGGCGAGCCGGTCCACCTGCTCATAGACCGCGGGTGGCTCCCAGCCGGTATCGGCGAACACCGCTGCGTCCAGACCAGGCAGCGTGCCGTCGCAGGCCATGAGCGCCAGCACCGTCGACTGGACACCAGCGCCGAGGGACAGCACGCGGATTGTGGGATCGGCCATCACTCACCCCTTCTGAATTTCGTATGGCACTTCTCGCATCGCGGCCGACCGGCGCTGTGCGGCTCGGTCTTGCAGTCCACGCATAGGCCGGACTGGTATGCCTTGGTGCTCTCGGGGGTGCGGGCCATCACGCACTCACTTTCGAGCCGAGCTCGATCATCAGCCAGGTATAGGCGAGCTGGATCTCGCTGCTAGTCATCGGTCGTGCCCAGCGCGGGTTGAGCATCGCCGCTATGGAATTCATGCCCAGCTCGCAGTCATGGCACATGCAATCGCGGTGGTTGCGCACGATGCAGTAGCGCCCGCACCTATCGCAAAACGCGTGCTTCATGCGCCGACTCCGAACAGCTCCAGCTGTCCGACCGGCTGGTCTTCCGTTGTGAACCCGAGTGCGCGGTCGAGCAAGTCGTCGGTCCAGTCCTGGCAGCGCCAGAACTCGGCCTTGGCGTCGGCTTCCTGCTGCTCGGTCGGCGGGCAAATGCGGTCGCCCATGTACGCGTACCCGCACGGTTCGCTCCCGCAGTGGCAGAACTGGTGGCGAAGTAAGTTATTGCGCTGCGCGGCGGTGGCGCACCCGCGCATCTCGGCGACAAGCTCGACTGGCAGGGAGCGCGCGAACTTGTTCAGCTGCGCGGTGGTCACGGTGACGACGGGGATGCCCCTCGACACGATCTTGCCGTGTCCGCACTCAAATCCCTTGAGGTGAAACGGATATCCGTCGGTAGGCAGGCGGGTGCCGCCGTAGCAGGATTGCATCAAACGGGTGACACCTGCGGGACCGATGAGGCAGTCGCGCATTTCCCACCCGCCGACCATCCGCAATAGCCAGCGTTGATCTTCGGTGAGCATCATGCAGGTGCCTTGGCTTTCTCGCGTTCCTCGCGGGCCAGCTCATACAGCAGTGCAGATGGCTGGAAACCGTTGCGCCGTAGCTGTTCCGACATGGAGTTGTAGGTGATGCCCATTTCGCGTGCAGCCGCATGGTCGGGTACGCCGATGTACACGTATTCGGACCATTTGAGTACGAACGGTTTTCCGGTCTCGGGAGGGAGTTCGGGGTCCATCCACATCACGTAGTCGCGGGTGGATGGGGCGCAGGTTTGTTGGCCGCGAAGGATCTGGCGCAGAGTAGTGACGAGCTTTCCCGGGTGGCCGTTGGCGGCCGCGATGGCGTTGATGGTCCAGCCGATCGCCTGTAGCTTCTGCAGGTGCTCGCGCACGGGGGTGGCGTCGATGTAGCGACGGGAGATGGACGGGGCGGTCATCGCGCGGACTCCCGCTGTTCTGCGTAGATGTCGCGCAGCTTCGTGAATGCCTTGGCTGTTGCCTCGGCATCGCCGAGTGCCGAATGTGGGCAACGGTTCTCGATCTTGAGGGCGGCGAGCACGTCGGCCAGTCCCGGCAGCTCGGACGGGTCGCGCCCGAGAGCCGGGGCAGCATAGGCGGCGAGGTCGGCCAGGCGGTAGTGCCAGTGCGTGCCAACCTTGCGTGCGACCATGGCTGCGTCGAATGTCGGGTTCGATCCGGCAAAGGTGTTGCCGCTCAGGATGTCGGCGAGGTCATTCCACGCTGTGATGGTGTCGTCGGGATTGAGCATTGCGTCATACACACCGCGTTCGAAATAGCGGTTGATGGCGAAGGCCTGGGGCTCGATCGAGACCCTGGACAGGTCGACGTACGGCACGAATTCGAGTGTTTCTCCGGTGTCGACGTTGATGGCCGCAACCTCGATCGGCGCGCACTGCGGGCCGAGGCCGGTTGTTTCCAGGTCTACGACGATGAGGTTGCGGGACATCAGGTCTCCTCTACTTGGTGGGGATGGTGGGCATGACGGGGGTGGGCCAGCACAGCAGCGCCAGGCCCTTCTCACGGGCGATGTCCAGGCACTTGGAGACCAGGACGTTGGGGTCATGTGAGACCGAGCCCGCCAGCTCGCCGTTGGCCTTGGCCTGCTCCACGGCCGTCTTCTTGGCCTGCTCGGCAACGGCGGTCGCGGCCCGTTCCTGGTTGAGCTGGTTGATCTTCTGTTCGGTGCCGTCGTCGTAGTCGATGGTTGGCACTGCCACGTCGAGGATTTCGACTTGATCGCCGACCTTGGCGGCCAGGATCACCTTCGCCTTCTCCGAGAGTTCGGGCAGCGGCGAGCGGTCGAGGTTCTGAGGCGCCAACGGATCGAATGAGGCGAACACCTCATTGAGCGCGACTTGCAGATTCCGGGTGACCAGGTTGGACCGCACGTTGTCGAACGTCTTGTACTGCACGAACAGATCGGGCGTGGCGTCCGGTTTGATCTGCCAGCGCACCGAGACATCGGCGTCCGCGGTGGAGCTGTTGCCCAGTCGTACCTTGATTCGGTGATCACCGGTGTGCTGGTCGATCTGCACGGCGCCATCCATCTCGGTCACCTCCGTCCATGGCGCCTTGAGGTGCAGGCCGTTGTGCAGCGTGGTGCCGGTCGGTCGGCTGAACGTCGTCTCGATACCGATCTGGCGAGTACCGACCACGGTGGTAGAGGCGAACACCAGGCAAACCAGCGCGAACAGGAACACCACACCCGCGCCGCCGAAACAGATTCGTTTGTCGTCGCCGCGCTGCATGAACAGCCCGACAATCACCGCGATCACGGCGATGACGACCAAGATCAGGAAGAACCACATGGATACTGGCATCGTCGGTCCCCTTACTTGCTGAGGTTGGCGGCGTAGACGGGCACCCCGAGTGCTTCGGATAGCTCGCCGGTTACGTGCGTCCAGGCGTCGCGCACGAGGTGCTGATAGGGCTGCGGGAACAGACCCAGCCCCAGTTGCCCCTGCGAGATGTTCAGGCGCAACCAGCACCGAATCTCGATAACCGGGTAGTCCTCGAATGGACGTGCCGACAAGGTGATTTCGCGCGGTACCTCAAGTTGCCGCGTCGCGGTGCCCGCCTTGGCCGATACTTCCTCGCTGTAGGTTAGGTTCACGCTGCTGGTGGCGCGCTTGATTCCTGACTCGAATGATCCCTTGCTCGATGCTCGGATGCTGTCGACGATCTCCATGACATCGGCGGCCTGGTGCGAGGTGATCAGGTGCCCGGCCTGCTCGATCAGGTCGCCGAATTCCAGCTGAGAGTGGAACTTGCCGTCAGCGGCATTGAACAGGGTGGCCCAATCGGGATCGGCGACGAATTGCAAGGCGAGCACGTCATTTCGACGTGTGTAGTCTGCCGTTGCGTCCGTGCCGAGTTCGTTGTAGATGACGCTGACCTGCCCCTTGTCGCGGTTCCCCCAGACGGTCGAGAGGCCTTGGAGTAGTGGCCGGCGGGTGACCTCGGCAAGGAATGAGGCGGTGTCGGTGACGGTTCGGCGTTCAGGTGCGCGCGGCGGGAACGCGGCGGGTACCTTGCCCCGTATGTCGACAACCTCGCTCTGGAGGCCGTTCTCGCCGTTGGCGGTGACGAGGTAGAGCGGGGTGTCGGCGTCGGGCTCGTCGATCAGATCGGCGTCGTGCTTTGGTAGTGCAATGGTGTTGTCGGACATGGGTGTTACTCCTTCGGGTGGGTTGGGTTACCTGAGGCCGTAGTGCATGCTGGCGTTGTCGCGGGATAGGCCGCCCTCGCCGTCGGCGAAGAAAATCGTTCCGGCCGGGTCCTTGGCAGGGTTGCTGGTGACATCGGGCACGAGGCTGACTGCGCCGGACTCCAGCGGCTCGACCTTGATCTTGATCGTGACGGTGCCGGTCTTCTTGCCGGTGGCCATCGCGGCCTCGACGACCTCGTGCAGAGCCTTGGTTGCTTCGAGCTGAGTGCGGCCCTTGCTGAGCTGAGTGAATACGACGATGAACTCGGTGATGTCACCTGGCGCGAGTTCGGTGCCTTCCTCTTTCTTCTCGGTGTCGTTGTCGGACATGGTTATTCATTCCCTTCTGTTGTGGTGGGTTGTTCTGCGCGGTCACTTTCGAGAATGTCGATCAGGGTGGTGGCCTCGGTCTTGGTGAGATCCCTGGTGCTGACCACGGGGCTGTCGGTCCTGCTCAGTGCCGACGAGATCCACGCCAGGGCGGCGTCTTTGTCTTCCAGGCCGCGCTCTCGTAGTAGGGCGTACAGCTTGCGCGACTGGGCCGGGGCGATCAGTTCGACGGCGGGCGCTTCCGGGGTGGGCTCGCGAGGCAAGGGCGCCTGAGCGTCGACCGTCTCCGTCTTGATTCCCAGCGCGGCTGCGACGCCCTGAACGCCTCGGTCGGCGCGCTCGGCGCGGACTCGGACGGGTTCGACCTCGCCGTCGATAACTTGATGACGGTCGAACTCGGCGGGCTCGTAGACCCCGGCGAAGTCCTGGGGGAATGCGGCGCGCCAGGCGGCGGCCTCGGCGCACTTGCCGATCATCACGGTTGGCTTGTCGCGCCACTGGCCGACAAGCTCGCCCGCCCGGGTGGTCTGCGCGTATTCGACGAACTTGACGACCGCTTCGCCCACGAGTACGCCATCGCAGGTGATTTCGGCTTTGGCGGCGACCGGGGGGCCGTTCTCGATCAGAACATCCCGCCAGACGCCATCACGGCCGCAGAACAGGCGCCGAGCGAAGGGGCGCCCGATGACCTCGCGGCGCGCGATGCGGTGCCCGACGACGCGGTAGCCCTCAATGCCGGTCTGGATGGTGTACTTGGTCTCCCAGCGTTCCGGTGCGCCCCCATAGCCGCCGACCTTCGTGTTACGGCCGATCATGTAGATCTGCTTGCTGAATGGGTCCAGGCCGGTGCGCTTGGCGGTGTGGAAGAACACGTCCAGGTCGCCGCGTGGTGCATCCTCGACGCCGAGCTGCTTGAGTGCCGCTATCTGAGCCTGGTTGAACTCGGTCTGGTCGGCGGCGATGGCCAGCGCAGTATCGGTGGCGGTAACCACCTGCGCGGAGTCGACAGTTTGAATCTCGTTGGTCACGCGATCTCCTTTGTTGAGATGGATTGGGGGTCTGTCTTGGGGTTCGGTACGAGCGAGACGCCGTACTTGTTCGGTTGACGGCGGGCGATCTTGTGATCACCGACGACTGCGTGCTGGCTGTTGCCCATCGCGTCGAGTACTCGCGTCTTAAGGCCGAGTGCGTGCTTCTCGGCGGCCTTGGCCTCGCGGTCGGCCGCCAGGTACTCGATGGCCAGATCGGAATCCAGTTCGGTTGTGCTGCCGTCGATATCTGGATGCAGCGCCTTGACGGTCTCGTAGGTGGAGACCGTGTTGTCGAGCGCAGGTCGAGATCCGTTCGCGATTGAGCGCTCCCACTGCAGGCAGGCTTCGGCGATGCCGTCGGCTACCTCTTGGTTCCACTCCACGTGGTAGATGCGGGGCTTCCCGTACTGCGCCCAACACACCAGGTCGGCGGTTTCGTGCCACCCGGTGATCAACATCTGCGCGAGGATCTGTGCGGCGTAGTCGCGCGGGAGCTCGCCGCTGCCATCATCGCCGAATTCGCCGAGGTCGCGTGCGGTCTTGACCTCGACGACACGGCGCAGGCTGCCCCGAGAACCGCGTAAGTCGATCGTGGCCAGGTTGGCGAACGGTAGGTCATCGTTGCTGCACTGCACCTCACCCTGTGAGATCCGCCAGCCCGGATTCTTGAACTTCCAGTACTCGCGTGCTGCCAGCTCGCACGCGTGGCCGTAGTCGAAGTCATCCTGTCGGGCTGCGGTGATCGGTGCGGGCTCGATGACTCCCGCCATTTCGTGCCACAAGGTGAATTGCGATTTCCAACGTGAAATACCCAGAATCGATGGAACCTTGGAGGGTGTAACAACTTTCAGCCACTCGGGCGACCCAGGCTCGATCACGATGCCACCCCCGCGATTTCCTCGGCGCGCTGGTCGAGCATCTTGGTTGTCACGGTGTCCGGGTCGAATCCGATGGCAAGCGCCATCATCAGTTGCGCCGCTTTCACGGGGTGGCGCAACCACATTGAGACCAACTCGCGATGCACCTGATGGGGGTCGGTATCGCGGACGGCCTCGACGAGGCGGTACAGCATGCCCTTGAGGACACGCATGTTGGTCTCGTAGCTCTCGTCAACATCGATCGTCATGGCGGTCATGGGTTCCTCCGGTGGCGAGCGCGAAAGTAATTGGACGACTGCAGGTCCAGGGTCAGCGTGTCGCCGCCCTGAATCTCGATAGCCCCGTCGCGGATCGTTACCCCGATCTGATGGAGCGTGCCCTCGCCGCCGTTGGGCGAGAAGTAGACGGTCTGATAGCCGTTGTCGTCGGGGATGTAGATCGGATTGTTGTAGTCCCCGTACCAGATTCGCGACTTCTCTACTGTCGCAACGTGCTCGGCGAGCCTGTGTTCGGCACGGTCGGCGCGGTAGCGCTCATCGGCCAACAGCTTTCGCGCCCACTGAGGTAGCTTCTCTTCGCGGGGGTCGCGCACGGTCTCGCTCATCGGCCCGCCACCTCCCGATGGTCGCGCATGCTGATCTGGTTGCGCAGGCGCGTAATCACACCGCGCAGTGCGGCATTGGAGCGACGCAGGCTCTCGACAATCTCGTAGCGCTCGCGGTACTGTCGCTCTCGCTCGGTCTTGTGGGGATGCTCCAGCGAGAGCACCACGTACCCATCAGCAATGCCCGGCATAGACGCGCTGTTGAGCACGTGCGTGATGTTCCATTCGCGCCACGTGCGACCCTCGAAGACGATGCAATCGCCCGCCTGGTAGTCCTCGTCCGCACGGCAGGGCAGGTGTGTCAACTTCCCGTCCCATAGCAGCCAATGCCAGTGGTCGCAGATCGTGGCCTTGTGTAGTGTCATGCCTTGACCCCCTTCGGCTTAACGTCGAAGTTGGCGTAGATCAGGTACGCGAGTGGCGTCGCGCGTTCACGTGCCACCCGTTCGTATTGCGTCGATTGGGTGAAGAATCCGGCGATGCACTGCGTCAGCTGCTCAATGAGCGCGTCTCTCTCATCGAGAAAGGCGGTCCACTCGGCCGCATAGTGGCGCAACCCGATTGGACTCCAGGCGCGGGCAAAGGCGGTCGTCTCCGGTTCGATCTGGGCCGTGATGTCTTGTAGCTTGTCCGCCATCTCGGCCACCATTTCGAGCAATGCCTTTGTTGGCTCTGGCATTACGCACCCGCCTTGAGCACGGCGCTGGCCTTGTCCCGGCCGTCGCGGTCGGTGAAAAACTTGACGAGTGCGCCCTCGGCGATAGGGTCGGCGGTCCAGGCGCATCGCGGGTCTGTACCGGACTCCTTGACGGACTCGCGCCACGCTTTCTGGTTGGCGACCAGGACGGCGATGCCGCGATTGCCCAATCTCTCGAACAGGTCTGCGATTTCGAGATCAAGGACGATGTTCACGACGCTGGGGGAGCACTTCTGCTCCGCCTTGTCGAACGCGGCCATGAGCTCGTCGAACGTCGGGTTGGGGTCAAAGGTGATGGTCATGCCGCACGCCCCTGGCTCTGCTGCGGCGCGGAAGCGTAGGTGTCGGCGTATGACTTGAGCAGTGGCGCATGGCGTTTGCACCACATCTTCACTGAGCCCACGATGATCTGGGCCGACTGATCGAGGCTGTACCCGCGCGCCGACAGTGCCCGGTATGAGTACCGGATGCCGTCGAAATTGGGCTGCGCGTCCAGCTCGTTGCACACGCGCCAGCCGCTCGTCGTCACGAAGTCATCGGTCACCGGGTCGGCGTGCGAGTCCGGTGATGCCAGCAGCATCGCGGCGAGCACCGCGATAGCGGCTAGCACAACGGTGATCGCGTCGTAGCTGCTCAGCCGGGGTCGGCGGCGCCCGTGCGACCGCCTGCGGATATGTTGGGGCATGCCAAGTCCTCTCAGTAGGATTGGTTGGTAGGGGACGCTGGCGGTTTCTGTTTGGCGACGGGACCGCCAGCGTCTTTACTTATTCAGTTGTGGGACTTGCGATTACTTGGAGATTCGGCCCAAGCGTGCGGTGATGAGTTCCATCCCTCGCGGCAGAATGCGCAAGGTGTAGTGGGCACAGCTGCCCCACGAGTGCGCGACGACGTGCTCGTGCGCTTGGAAGTAGTGCGCGAATTGCGCGTAGTGGTCGTACTGCACCGCGCCACACGGAGCGTGTTTGGCGAAGATCAGCCGCTCATCTAGGAGCCACTGGCGAAACTCGCGCTCGCGCATGCCGAGCAGCTTGCCCGCCTCCCGGATCAGCCGGGACCCGCCTTGTGCCGTGAGGTAGGTGTCCGCCAGGTCGGCCTTGGGCGAAAGCTCTGCGATCCGAGCGTCCTTCGCCTCGATCATCCGCTGAGCTTCGAGCACGGCGGCGGCGAGTAGGTCGGTGCCTGTGAGCGCGGGCGCGGCCGTGGCGGTCTCGGCCTCACGGGTCTTGATGACGAAGTATGTCTGCGCGGCTGCGATTTCAGGCTTGCGTGGATCGCCATTGAGTGCGACGAGATAGCAGGCGTACCGGGAGAGGTGGTAGTCCTCGGCGGGCTTGGTACCAGTGATTTTGGTGGCGCCAACGAAATTCACCACGGGGTCGGTGCCCGAGTTGTGGCAGGACATCTTGGCGCGGTTGATCGCGGCCGCGAAGTTGCGCCAGTCTGCGCCGTAGCCGAACGGCGTCATGAGATCGCGTGCGGACCAGTATTCGCGACCGTTGGGGGTGAGATGACGCAAGGCGTCGAACGGGGATACGGCGACGAGCGTGCTCATGAGGCCACCGCCGCAGGCTCGGCGCTCGCGTCGGCCCTTTCGCCCATAAGGCGGGCGACGCTCACGCCGAGCGATTCGGCAACCGTAGTGAGCTCACCCACAGTGAACGGAGTGCGCCCCAGCATCCGACGAGAGAAGGCGGGCTGCGACATGTGGATCTGACGGGCAAACGAAGACTGGCTATGGCCGGCGCGAGCAATCTCGGCTCGTATGTTGGCCAACATGCGCTTCTCGTTTGTTGCATTCGGCATGCGGACAGTTCTAGTCGGATAGCGACCAAGATGCGAGCGCGACACGCCGGGAACTTGCTCTTTTCGGGCCTACTCGATGCGGCTTGAGCTTGTGTTAAGTCGAATAGCGAGTAATATCGTCTGCATGACGACTCTCGTCCTAGTTGACAGTCCTCGTGGTCGCAGTCGTGACGAAGCGATTTCGATCCGACTGAAGCAAGAGCTGGTTGCGTTGGGTCTATCGGTGAACAGAGCGGCCAAAGAGCTTGGTGTAAGCCAACCTTGGCTGTCGCGCCGAACCCTCGGTGGCGTCCGATGGAAGGTGGAGGAGGTAGACGACATCTGCGACAAGCTCGGTCTTGATGCCAACTACATCCTCACCGGTTACCGCTCACTGCCTGACGGCGGTGACGACGGCGGTGCTGCTGGTGCCCCCACCAGGGCTCGAACCTGGGACCTGCGGATTAAAAGTCCGTAGCTCTACCAACTGAGCTATAGGGGCGTGCCGAGACAGGATACTGGTCGAGTGTGCGCGCGAGCACCGAGGTTATCCGGTTTGGGTTCTGAGGCAGTTGTGCCCTAAGCTGGGCGAGCTCCCAACGCGACACGCGTTGTGGGTACCCCGGAGAGATTCGGAACGGGCCCCCATCGTCTAGTGGCCTAGGACGCCGCCCTTTCACGGCGGTAGCACGGGTTCGAATCCCGTTGGGGGTACGCAACCAGTCATACTGGGAGCAGAGTAAGGCCCTGTGGCGCAGTTGGTTAGCGCGCCGCCCTGTCACGGCGGAGGTCGCGGGTTCGAGTCCCGTCAGGGTCGCCAGTACGGCGAGGCAGTAAGTAGTTGGGTCTGCCGTCCGGCCAGGTAGCTCAGTTGGTACGAGCGTCCGCCTGAAAAGCGGAAGGTCGCCGGTTCGATCCCGGCCCTGGCCACCATAAAACCACCTGATAGCGGGTGGTTTTTCTCGTTTCTGGGGCGGGTGCTCGGAAGCGTAAATCTGGCCATCTGGCAGCTACGCGTCGATCGGGAAGTAAGGAACGGCTGAGGCTGTAACTCACGTGAGGCGCCATGCGTCGGTTTCCGAGACCACTGAAACGCCAGCTCGGGCCGGATGCTTCGATTCCGGGGAAACCGCGTCGAGCTCAAGACGAATTGCGCGCTCCCCGAAAACGCTTCTCCTTGTGATCGGTAGCACGCGTCATGGGACAGTGTGGATAGAGAAGAGAAGGGACGTTACGCACCCCGCGGACGGCGGTGAGCACTGGTCGGGACGACACAGAACCGCACCACACTATGGCGATCCCTGACCTGACGGGAAGGGCGGACACATGCCGCAGCACAGCCCGGGGATGGCGACCCCCAGCGATCACTCAGTGATATGGGCGAGCGCGAGCGCATCGATGCCGACCACCCTCGATCGCCCTCACGACGTTCCGCGTCCGGAGTCGGTCGACGAAATTAGCCGATGGGCCGGCAGCGAGGATCTGCGGCGCACCGAGCTCGTGTATGCGCCCGTGTTCTGGGTGTTCCTTCCCCTCGCTGTCATCGGTTTCCTGATCTACCAGATGATCACCGACCCGACGGGTGCTGGCCGGAGCATCACGGCAAATGGTGCGAGCCGTGATACGTGGCTGGCTTGGGTGCCGCGGCTCGCATGGATCGGCGTCACCGTATGGCTGCTCATCGCCGTCGCGGTTCTGCTGCTGCGGCTCAGTGCGCTGAGGGATCTGCGTGTCGAGAACGCGTGGGTCTACGGGCATGGCGTCGCGCACTCGATCCATCGCGCCTGCATCGACCACGACGACGGTGAGGCTCGCTGGGCGACGTACATCGCCCTCGACCACCGCCTCGATGACGGACAGGCTGCGACGATTCACGCCGCGTTCGAGCTGTGGCTCTTTCAGGCAGGACTGCCTCCTTCGGGCTCCAAGCCGATCTCCTCGGAGACGCTGTTCGGTCCGCAGGCCAAGGGTGGGTACTTCATCCTGCACCTCCCCGTCTCGACGATCGCCGGAGACACCACCGAGCACCAGTGGATGCTCATCACCCAACCGCAAGAGTACGAGCGCGACGTGATCGTCACACCTGTGCCGGTACCGAAGAAACTCGCGAGGATCCGCCGCAGGCTCCACCGGAAGACAGAACGACGGAGTACGTCATGAGCAGCTTCCGGATTATCACGCTGCGAAGTGTGTTCGGGACCGATCAGCAGACCAGGCAGTGGATGGCGCGGGCACGGACTGTCGAGACCCGAACGGAGATCCGGCGCTGGGCGAGATGGGAGTCCGTCAGCTTCTGGTTGCTGCTGCTCGGCGGCATCTGCGTCTTCGCCGCCCCGGTTCTCGGTCTCGCCTCAGGTATTTGGAGCGCGTTCGACGATCAGGCCCCGCCGTGGCTGTGGTTCCTGTTTGCTCCGCTCGGCGCCGCATTCATCCTGCTGCTCGCAGGTGCCTGGTCCGGGTCGTATGCGAGTGACCGGCGGTTGACGGCGCTCTACGCCGACGGACAGTCGACGGTCGGGCGTGTCGACGAAGTCATCACCCACCCGGGCGGTGGGGACGAGCAGACCACCTACGAGTTGCTCATCGGCGCAGAGCTCCCCGACGGGACATTGTTGCGCCGCAGGCTCGACTGGGGCGAGGACAACACCAGCTGGCCCATCCCCCGAAGATGGGTAGGCAGATCGATCCGGTTCCGCCACAACACCCTCGATCCCGACGATCTGCGGGACGTGCGCTTCGACGGCTGGCCGGACCGGAACGGGAGCCGGTCATGAGCAGACTCCGGCTCTTCTCTCGGACGTGGGATCGGCCCACGAAGGACCAGCACGCCGAGCACTGGGCGAGCCTCGCGAAGACCCCGGAGACCCGCGCCTGGATCCGCCGCCTGTCCCGGATCGAAAACATCACCATCTGGCCCATGGTGGTCGGCGGCCTCCTGCTCCTGCTCATGCTCCCGGTGACCCTCGGGAGCATGATCTGGTTCTGGATCACACGCACCGTTTACCCCGAGATCCTGTTCTGGGGCTTCCCGATCGCGACCGGCGTCGTAGTGCTGGGGGCGATCCCGTATGGCATCGCCAGCGCTCTGCTGGGCAGGGCCCAGTACGCCGACGCGGACAGCGCGATCGGTGTCGTCGAGGGCGTGACGAGCTGGGAGGAGCGGGACGGCGAGGGCGACCTCGTTACCGTCTACCGCGTCCGTGTGACCGCCTGGCCCTCCGACGAGCTCACGCTGCACCGGCACCTCGACGGCGGCAGGAGCGATCACGGCGGCCCGGACGAGACCTGGATCGGGCGCAGGATCCGCATCCTGCACAACACGGTCGACCCCGACGATCTGTACGACGTGCGCTTCGATGGCTGGCCGGACAGCGAGACGAAGGGGTGGTGACGATGAGCCGAGTAGATGAGATCGCAGTGCAGCCCTGGCCGGGCAATCCGGCCACGGCGTGGGCCGCCGTGGAAGAGCGCGCGCGGACGCACCGTCTCTCCGACCGGCCTGAGGCGATCCCCCGTATGGACGATCTCGGCACCCGGCTGCAGAAGATGAGCGGTCTGATGAACCAGGTTGCCGGGGTCGGGCTGCTCATCGTCACGGCGATAAGCGTGATGATGCTGCTTCGGTCGCTCTCGGGCGAGCCGGAGGACTGGCTCGTCGTCGGAATGGCGGCGTTGGTAGCCGCAGTGATGGTGCCGCTCGGTGTCTTCTTGCTGCTGTACCCGCGCCGGTCTTGGGGGCCGACCGCGTGGGTCGTGGATTCCGCGATGCTGTGCGAGGCGCACCCGTACCGGCTGCGGCTGCGCAAGCACCCGTCGAGCGCCGCCGTCGCGACGATCCTGCTCGGCGGCGGAGGCATCGAAGGCGAGACCGTTCGGATGGACGGCGAGAAAGCGATGCGCATCGTCAGCGCCTGCGAACAGTGGGCGACCCAGCTCGAGCAGGATCCGTCGGCCTATGCCGAGTTCTGGCGGCGATGGAAGCGGGAGGACCCGGAGGTGCTCCCCACCGAGCTGCTCTTCGGCCCGGACGCGAAGGGCGGCTTCATCACCTGCGTGGACCGCCACCACCGCTGGTTCCTCGCGATCCCCCGCCGCCGTAAGGCTCGGCTGGGCAACCCCTGGCACCATGCGCACGCCCTGCCCGTGTGGTGGACCACCGAGCACGCCGACTCGATCGGCATCGACTGGGACTCGATGAGGAGCGGATCATGAGCAATCATTCACCCGGCCAACGGTCAGCTCGGTCTGTGCTCAGACGGATCGGGAAGGGCATCGCCAGCGAGTTCACCCCTCCGCCGAAGCCGCGCCCTGCCCCGCTCCGCAAAGAGCTCCTTGAGGGGCGAGAGACCGTTGGCGTCATCCGCTACGCCGTGTCGAACGACTCCCCCGAGGGTGGGCCGACAGACGACGACCTCGTCATTCACATCGACGTGAGTGTCGACGGTAAGCATGTGACGTTGCCTCGGACGGTCCGGTCCCCGCTGCTCGGCCCGTCCGCGGGCCGCAGGCTCATCGGGAAGGAAGTCGTCATCCGCCACACGACGCTCGATCCGACCTACGACAGCGACGTGCTCGTCGTCCAATGGCCGGCGGAGCTCGACGGAGAGCTGGCACCGTTCCGGCCGCACGGTCCTGGGACGCTTGGCTACCGGATCTGGGGCGTTCTCGCGAGCCTGTGCTTCATGATCGGCTGGGGCGGGGTCATGCTCGTCGTCCCGACGGCATGCTGGCTTCTCATCGGCATGCTCCTCCTCGGAAATCATCCGTTCGACGGCTTCCCTGGCTGGACGAACCCCGCGGTGCTGTTCCCGGCCAGCATCGTCGCGATCCCGCTCGGTTTCTGGTTATACGCTGCATGCGCTTACCGCAGGGACCGGGCGCAAGCACGGATCGAAGAGATGTCGTCATGAGCAAGTGCGGATCAGTGTTCGACCGGGTCACGATGCGGCTGCTGGGCATCGGGTACGGGCCCGACATGCCGTTCCACCGCTACGACCGAGTGATGCCGACGATCGTCATCGCCTGCGTCATCGGGGTCGTTGGGCTCGCCGTCCTCTTGGTAGCGCTGGGGCCGGTGTTCATGTGGGCTTTCATCGGACTCCTCGTGCTCTTCTCTGCCATCGTGATCCTGCGCGCAGTGCTTCTCAGCCCGAAATCTCTCGACACCCTGCCGGCCATCGACCGGACCCCGCGCGTTGCGACGGTCTCGGCGAACGAGGGCACCGACTCAGTGACCGGTTGGCCCGGCCTGTACGTGACCTATCAGGGCAGGGGTGGCAAACAATACGAAGTGCATCTCGCCGATGACGTCGATGAATCCTGGCTCGATCGCTTCCCCATCGGGAGCACCTGGCAGGTGTACGCGTTCCGCGATACAGCGCTCGCGGACACCGTGGTGTTCCTGACGGAGGCCCACGATGAGGTGCTGCGCTCGGGCATCTACCTCTGGCTCGGGGTCCGGGGCGAAGTGCACACCGGTCGGTTCCGGAAACCTCGCCCGGGATCGACATTCTTCAGCCAGGATTCCAAGTGGAGGATCGAGTCGTGACCGGCGCAGCAGACAGCCGCCGGCTAGGTCCGGTGAACGGTTCGCGCGGCTCGATCTGGACCGACGGTCGAACATGGATCGGACTGTTCCTGACCAGCTCGGTCCTGCTGAGCTGGGGCATCTTGTCCTTGCCGCTCGACGGGACTGTCCGCGGCGTGATGCTGTTCTTCGCCATTCTCGTGGTCGCGATCGCGTGCGGCGTCGGGTGGCTCCAGGCGATGTCGAGCACACCACTGCCCGCGCTGGACCACACCCCCGGGTGGCGCGCGTGCGCGAGATCCGCGAATGGGACCAACCTGACACCACAGCGGAAGCAAAAACGAAGAAGGTCATCGTCGACTACGACGGAGCCGACGGGAAGACACACACAGCCTGGCTGGGCGATCTCATCAACGAGGCGTCGATCGACCAGTTCACACCCGAGAGCAGCTGGCACGTGTACGCCTTCGCCGATCCGGAGCTGGCCGACACCATGGTTCTGCTCACCGAAGCACACGACGACGTGCGACGCAGCGGCTACCTGATCACCGGCCTCCACGGCAACACCGAGTTCACAAGCCTCCAACAACCCGCAGCAGGGTCGCCGTTCCTAAACGGGAAGCGCAGGTTCGTCTCGTGAACCGCGACGCCACAGCGTGGATGGCCCTGGCGCGGACGCCCGAGACCCGGGCGCGGATCCGCCGGTGGGTGTTCCTCAAGCGCGTCTTCTTCGGGCTGGCCTGCCTCGGGTTGACGGGGTTCGTGATCACCGTCGTCGTGGCTGCGATCCGCGAAGTCCTCGGGAAGCCGGACCCGTGGTGGGTCTTCCTCGCAGCCTTCGCAGTACTCGTGGTTTCGATCCTCCCGTGGTGCCTGGCCTCGTTCAGGCTTGACGTCGCACGGTATGCCGACGGTGACGAAACCGTCGGCACTATCACCAAGATCGTTGTCGATGAACACACGGATCCAGAGGCACTGCCCGCATACGACATCACGATCGCGGCCAGGCTTCCGAATGGGGGCATCCGTCGCACCTGCCGGGTGTCTGAGCGCACGGCGCCGGAGCTTGGACAGATGGTCCGGTTCCGTCACAACACCGGCGACCCGGACGACCTGAAGGATGTGTTGTTCCTCGGGTTCGTCGATGCACCAGATCCCGCAGAAGGCCCAGTGACATGAGTCGCGCAAAGAACTTCCTCGGCGCTCTGTTCGGGTGGCGACACCGCCGCGCCGAGCGTGCTCGGAGTATCCGGCTCACCGGGCCGCGGGTGCGGGCGAAGGTGGTCGAGGTGAAGCGCTCGAAGGGCAGCAACGTCCACGCGTACTACGACGTCATCCTGCGCTTCACCGACTCCCAAGGTATCGAGCACGATCACAAGGCCATGACGCGCACCCACAAGCCCTACGTCGGCAGCAAGCACTGGATCCGCTACGACCCAAAGAAACCGAACCGAAAGTCCACCTGGTTCGTCGACTGGGAACGGCGGCGGTGAGTAGACAGAGCGCGGCCCCCAGGGGCGCGGGAGATCGTGCGTCCGTCACGGGGACGGCACCGCTCATCCTGGGCGCACTGTTGTTCACGGGGATGCTTGCCCTCGGTGCGACGACCGGCAACGTCCCCGCGGAGAACAAGGCGCTCTTGTTCGCGCCGGTGTTCTACTCGCTGACCGTGATGGGCGGGCTCATCGCTTCTTTCCCCGGGTTCAGCATCCTCGAGACCGTCCTGCGCCGCCGGCACGATCCCGAGCAAGGGTGGACTCGCGCGGCGCTGACGATCCTGGTGTTGATCTCCGCTCTCTTCGTCGTCGCGTGCATGTTCGCGCTACCCGTGGTCGCACTCGGGATCGCCGCGAACGGGCTTGGAGTGGGTATCGCCCTGCTCTGGTCGGCGCGTGGTCCGCGTGACGGCTCTGGTGCGTTCTGGGCGTTGCTGTGGGTGTCGCTCGCACTGGCAGCCGTCGCCGCGGCATGGACCACAGTCGCCATCCTCGGTGCGCTCAGTTGAGGCGCGAAGGCCGGGTGCACCCGCGTCGATATCGTGGCGTGTATGGGTGATGGGCAGGAACCAGCGGACGTGGAAGCGACTGCGGTGCCGTGGCCACCGCGCCGCCGCCGGACGTTCGGTGTTCTCAGCGGGGTGGTGGTGCTGGCACTTTTCGTATTCGTTCCCGGCCCCGTCTCGGGGATCCTCAAGGCGAACAACGCCCGTCAGCTGGTTGACGACGTCTCCACCGGACGCGCAAAACTGCTCGCCAAACAGGACGAGTTCCGGCCACCGCTCGCGAGCTTAGGAAACCCGGCGCGCTCATGGACTCAGGTCTCGTGTTGGATGTCCCCGCGCTACAGCGACGGCGACGGTGAGCAGGACGTGGTCATGTTCTACTGGCAACAATGCGCGCTCCTGGCCTACGAGATCTACGCGCTGCCGCCCGATGCCGATGACGCAGCGCAGGTCGCACAGCGCCTCCGTGGCCACTCTGCGGGTGAACCCTCCTGTGCCGAGCCACTCTTCGACGTGCTGACCCCCGACGTCGGTGCCAGCAGGATCGACGAGTTTGCGACAGGTCTCTGGTGGATGAATCCCGAAGGAGTACCGCCGTCTCATCAGCCGGACCGCTGCACGATGCCCACCCCGGACGACCCCGACACTGCACACACGCAAATAGGTATCGATGCCCGATTGGGCGCGGACGCCTACGTCGTCTACCAGGTCCGATCGCCAGTCAGCATGGTCGATGTGGGCTGCGACCGGCGACTGTCCTGGCTCGCGCCCTGCCGGGGAGAACCGGAGGGCTTCCCAACGCTGTGAACCGAGCAACGCGCTACAGCAGCTGCTCCGGCAGCGGGCCGCAGACGTCGACGAACGGACCCATCACCAGTTCGAAGACTCGGGCGTCGACGTCGTTGGGGGCGAGGTCGCGCATCAGGGCCGCGACGCCGAGTGTCCAGAACGGCCCGCGATCGATACCGCGGCCCTGCGGGGCGACATCATGCAGATGCGACAGGAACGCCCCGACCTGCTTGCGTAGATCGTCGGGGATGCTCGGGCCCCAGGAGTACAGCTCGGCTTCTGCTCGAACCCAGGCGTTTCCGTCACGGCGGATGTGATCGAGGATGGCCTGGGCCTCGGGCGTCGTCAGCAGGCCGAGCCGGTAGCAGACGGCGTCCCAGGCCGGGTGCGCCGCCGACGCGGTCGGTGTCATCAGGTTGGCCAGTTCGGCGGCGGAGGGCGGCGGGTACAGTGCCGCCAAGGCGCTCGTGCGCAGGTCCCGGGCGTCTCGGATCGCCTGCAGATCATCTGGCACGAGCGGCAGATCCGGGCCGCACGGTGGTTCGAGCAGGATCACGCGTTTCGGATCGGCCCCGTCGATGATCACTGGGGCGTGCCAGCGGATGACCAGTCCGGTGAAGCTCTCTGGATCCGTGCCGCTGCGCAGTTCCGCTCGGAAGGAGGCTCGGCCCGGCGGCTGGACCTCGATGATCGCCGCGTCGTGATCAACTTGGAGCACGAGCGCACGCGCGTAGACGGGTTCGGCGAGGTCCGGGACACCGACGTCCGCCGACGCCGCGTCTCCGGTGGACGGCCGCTCCCGCCCGCGCAGTCGGTCTATCCAGCCCATGCGCTTCTCACCCCTGTGCCTGGTCGACGGGGATCACGAGCGCATTGCGCATCGGGTATGCCGGGGCCTCGGGTTCTCGCCAGTCGAGCAGCAGCGCCCACCGTGAACGCTTGGCGGTCCCGCGGACGAGGTATCCACCGGAGGCCTCGGGGCCGAAGATCTCGTCAGATGCGAAGGCGTTGATGATGCGCCGCCGGAACCCCGAGTTCCACGCATTCTTGGCGGCGGAGTCGGCTTCCTTGTCGGCTTCGAGGCGGGCCAGCCAGATCCGGAATGCGGTCGCGATCCTCGACACCTGCTCATCCGGGGTGCGTGCGTCGATAGCGACCGAGGTCAGGCACCACCCATCGCCGTCACCGATGTGAAAGCTCGTCGGATAGATCTCACACAGCACACCGCGCGCGGGTGGGAAACCCTGGCGCTCTTCATACTTGCGCCACTGCCGGTGCCCGAGCCACAGCGCCGGCCCAACGATCAGCAGAACGACGCCGGCGAACCACTGCACACCAGCGGAGGTGCTGCGCCCGCTCAGCGGGAACACCCCGACCAGCAGGCCACCGACGAGAATCGCACCAACTACGGTGAACACCAGGGCGACCGCCGGCACGAACACCCGCTGCCCGCGCACGTCAGCCGCAATCTCCTCCAACGGCCTGATCGACGGCCGCTCGCCATACCGTGACTTCGCCGCTGGGGCAGCGACTGCCTGCGCCCATGCGGACACGGGATCGGCGGGCCAGGGCCGAAGCTCAGTCGGACTCACCCGGTGCCTCGCTGATGTTCGCGGATGCTGTCGAACAGTGCGTCCTCCAGGTCGTCGGGGTCCAGAGTGGTGTGCCGGAAGCGCAGCGTCTGCCCGATCCGTGGGCGGGGGTGGTCCCCACCCACGGTGCAGTGCCTTCGGATGGCCGGCCCGCCCTCCACTGCCACGGACACGGACACGGACACGGACACGGACACGGTGAGCATGAAGTAGCGCGAGACGCTGCCGTCGTCGTTGGTACGACGCACCTCGGTGACCTCTTCGATCGGCGCTTCGGAAACATGCGCGTTGGTGAACCACGCGCGGTACCGCTTGTGCCCGCAGTAGAGGCCGCCGAGGATGCCCGCCGGGATCAGGACGAAGACCGCGACGGCGGTTGCGACCCACAGCTGTTCTGGGCTGGAGCTGAACGCGCTCGCGATGGCTCCGAGCAGACCGGTCACCGCCAGAACCAGGCACGTGATCGCCCCGACGCCCCACCAGCGGTAGGCGCGGCCGGGCGGGGTCGACGCGGACTCGTGGGCGCTCACGAGCCAGGCCCCAACGACGCGTTGCGCTCCTCACGCCCGACGAACGCGTCGTCGAGGTCATCCGGGTCGAGGGTGCGGTGACGGAACCGGACCTGGTTCCCGACCCAGCCGAGCGGATCAGGATCCCCGCCGATGTCGATCCGCCGGTGGATCGACACCCCGTGTGCGAGTTCCGCATCGATCAGCAGCTGGTACTTCGATGCCCCGTCTCCGAACTGGCTTTCCAGCACGTCGCGGACCGTGCCCACGGCGGTGGGGGCTCCCGCGAAGAGAGCCACGCGGTGCTTGTCCCAGGCGATCCTGAGCAGGCACCCGCTCACCAAGGTGGCGGCGAACCCCGCGATCCACACCCAGTGCGGGGAGGTGCCGAGCACACTGGCGATGCAGAACACGACCCCTGCCAACGTGAGGAACGCGAACAGCGACCGTGCGAGGTTCCAACGCCGGACGCGGTGATCGACCGACACGTCACTCAGACCATCCACGGCGCTCCCCTCATCCCTCGCTTCCCGACGATGTCACCCACCATATCCAGCGATCAGGCGGGCGATGTTCAGCTGCTGGGCGGCCGAAGAAGGGCCCCGTCGACGGGGCGCGGATCCTGACACCTGGGCTCCCACGGCTTGGGTTACGTGCTGTAGACCGCTCCGAGTCCGGCCGTCGCGTCGAGGAGGGACGGGCACCAGCGGTCACGGATCGACATGGAATCACTGTGGGGCGCGTGGCGGGCGGGCCGCAGGCCGTCGAAAACCGGTTGTGGCGCCCCCGCCTACGACGCACCCTAGAGGGCATGGAGGTCACGTTCGTCAAGCGCCGGAACGGGTACGACGTGCGGATCCGCCGGGAGAGGGGCCCCGAGCTCACGCCGCGCGGCGGGCCGGGTGGCCGTCCACCCGTGCCGCACGACGCGGCGCACCTCATCGTCGAGCAGGAGGCGCGGCTGCGCGGCGGCGTGTTCGGGCGCCTCGCCGACGCCAACGGCCTCGACGGGCTCTTCTGGCCCGCCGATCCGGCGGAGCGGCGGAAGGCGTCCCGGCGAAACCGCAAGCCCACGGCGGCGCAGGCGGCGGACATGGCACGGTCGGAGTACCTCGCGTCGCTGACGGCGGCGCTGTGGGAGGTCGAGCGCGGCCACCGGCAGGCCGCTGGCCCGTGGCCCGGGCCAGCGGCCGAGGTCTACGTCGAACCCGCTCTCCTGGACCGGATCTTCGCCCGCTACGACGACTTCGCACCGCGCTGGGCGGAACTCCCCGACGGCGGAGAGCTCACGTTGCTCTGGCGCTGAACCGTGGCCATATGGAGCACACGCACACGCAACGAACGGCGGCACCCTACCGAGTTCGTTCGCATCGGTCTCCGGGAACACGGCGATGATCCGGTCGCGATACTCCACCCACTATTACTTGGCTTTTCACGAGATCGACTCTCCCTCAGAAGACGAGAAGTTCTATCAAGCCGCCGAGCGGCTCCTTCTGCGCATCAACGGCCTTGGGCGCGTTGAAAATCAGAACTTTCGTCCGGTAGCGCTGAGCGACGAGTACACGACGTCCGACGGTCGGCGGCACACGGTCCTCCGACCCGCACCGGCTCAGATCCGTGTGAATGTTGGGCGACCGACAGTTACGGTCGCGAGACCAGACGGCACGGTAGTTCCCGATCCGCCATCTCCCTGGCCGGACCGTTTCGCAGCGGCGGCGTCGAATCCAGATCTCGCCGAGGCGCTGGAAGTTCTGGGTAAGCCAGAGAATGTCTGGTGGTCAGATCTGTATTGGGTCTTCGAGATCATCACCGACGTGATTGGTGGCCGGAGTAAGATCTATGACGAATTAGATTGGGCCACAAAGACACAAGTGGATTCATTCATTGCCTCGGCGCAACGGGTGCGGCATGCCAGGTCGACAGCGGTACCCCCTCGCGAGCCTCTTACCGAGGCGCATGATCTGGTGAGCGCCCTTGTAGCCAAGTGGGCGGCGATGCTCGCCGCCAAGGGGTGAATAAGTGTGGCAACCACCCTGGGGTCTTACAGGCCATATCCCTCAGCGGCGACTGCAGCTTTCGATGCGACGTGTGATCGCATCGTGGATGGCGGGGAGATCCACCGCCCGGCTTTCATCACCCACGAGCGTTCGTCTCTCGCCGCACACCATATTCGCTGTGAAAGCGTTTGCGCCACAACACCATATGCCGCTTCACTGGAGCCCCCTTGGGGCGACGCTCTCCCATTCGCCCGGATAGGTGAACGTCACCATCGCTGGGATGCGGCCCGATTCGACTAACGGGCTGTAGTCGAGCTCGGCGAAACTGCGGCAGGTTGCAGAACGGGACTTACGCGACCACTTTCGTGATGACCCGCCCGGTTGAGCCGGGTGCAATGTCCGTAAGGCTCCGTCGCGACACAGTCACGACGGCACGGGGATCAAGCTGGGATGCCTTGGCGAGGAGGTGGGGCAGCGGCGTAGAGCTCGGTTTCGGTCTGTGGAGGCCGGTCGAGCCAGCCGAGATCGACCGGGTTTGGTGCAGCTCGGACAAGCTCTCCGTCACAGCGTCGTCGGCAACGTAGCTACGCCCAATTCCTCAGCTCCAACTGCATCACGGCTGTTGTCCCGAAAACTGCTTCGGCGTTGTTTTCGTAGGCGGGCTCTCGAAGTGGCCGCATTTGGTCGCTGGCGCGGGCAGGTGGTGATCGGCGACTGGGCACTTGGGTGCAGCGGCGGTCGGCCACATTTGAGGTTGCGGCTATCTTTTCCCCACGCCCGCAGCTTTCGTCATCAGTCACACTCAACGCCTGAACTCGGTCGAATATCGCCCTGGAGTGCAGAAACGGGCGGGTCAACGAAGGACGCCTTCTATAGTTTGCCATACCGTGTAGGTGTGCTGGTATTGCTGGTATAGTCTAGTCGCTGACAGGTTGGTATCAATACGGCTCAAGGGGGGCTCGTGGGCGGCGAAACCGGCAGTCGGGGCGTACCGCATCGGCTGATGACGGTGATCAACTGCCGTACGCGACCTGCTTCCAGCGAATCTTCGGGCGTCCACTACAGCCGACGCATGCCTAGGCGGTTCCATCTCAGATCGGTTTTGTTGGCGGCCGTGACAGCGGTTGCTGGGTTTGCGTTATCTAGCGCGAGTGCAGCTGGAGCAGACCCCAATCAGCCTGGGCCTCCTGCTCCGGCTCCGCCGCCGTTGGCGGTGCCGCAGCCCGATAATTTGCCGCGTGCGGTGAGTATTGGTGGGGCACAGGCTAAGACGAATGTGCCGCAAGGGATGGGGTCAGGAACAGGGCGACCTCTTGCGGAGGCGCGCCAGCGTGGTGTGGTGGCCGTTCCGCCAATCGCTACCGACGGGGTACATGCCGCGACCGCTTGGCCAGGCAAGCAAGTCGTCATCCATCTACCCAACGAACGGGCCTTGACGGCTGCCAATTGGGGTGAGGGCGGTGCGGCCGCATACGGATCAGGCCCGGTGGATTATGTGGTGCTCCCCGATGCCGGCGGGGGCGCCGATATTCGCATGATTCGCAAGACCTTCATCTCGCCGAGTGACTTCACGTTGGGCGTCCGCTATCCGGAGGGCACTCATCTGCGCCAAGCCGCGCAAGCGGTGGTTGTTGAGACCGATGCAGCCCCCGGACATTCGGCAGCGATTATCGGGGCGCTGAGCATCCCTGATGCAAAAGACGGTGCCGGTAACCCGATCCCGGTCACACCGTTGGTCGGGGGAAGTTATCTGTATCAGCAATCGGATGTGAATCTGAACGTCGGCGATGTCGGATTGCTCAATTTTCCCGTCACCATCACCGTGGCCTACCGGCCATCTACCGGTGTTCCGGCGGTCGCTCAAGGCGATCCCGCGCCTAAAGCACCAGCGGGCAGTGCGGCCGGGCGGTGTGTGTCTGGGCCGCCACAATTCGCCGGCGGCGGGGACGACGGAACCCCTGGCGGGGCCGCTGATTTCGCGCCGTCGTGTGCCCGGCTGGCTGCGTGCATGAGCGCTGCCCCCGCCCACACCAGCGCCCTAACGTGTGAGAACACGTTTATGGCCGACCTGACGAATACCTGCGTGGCCGCGTTCGGCCACGACGGCGGTGACTACGAGGGCTGCCTGGCCACCGCCAACGGGCATGTGCGGTGGGCCAAAGAAAACCTGGCACCCGGCCAGCCCGCCGCAGCAGCGGGCGGAGCTTGACATGCCTACGGCACAACATCTTTCACAGCACGTTCTCCGGGGAAAGAAGGTTAACCGATGACCGACACCGATCGCCCTGATGGCGATGATGCGCCCACGCAAACCCTGCCCGCCGCAGCCCCATTGTCCGCGCCGGAGTTGACGGGCTTTCCTGCCGGGATCGTCGGGGCCGCGCTGACGGTGCTCGGGGTGTGGGGTCTACATGTGCTCACCCGCGGTGATGGTGTGGCAGGTGTCCTCGGCTGGGTGATCCTGCTGTGCTTGGCCTTTAGCGCCTTGGGTAAAGGCATCACCTTGCTACGTCGCGCCCTGGCCCCGCTGTCGGCGGTGTGGTCGGCATCGGTCGACGGTGTGCCACCGCTGCTACGAGCCGCGGCGGGGATCATTGTCGGTGCGGCCGGTATCTGGTGGGTGATGCGCGGACACGCCAGCGGATGGTGGGCACAGATAACCGGCGGTGACTCCGGCAGCGGGCTGGGGTGGTCGCTGCCCTCACAGCTCGTGCAAGTGGCGATCATGGTGGTCGCCGGAGCGCTGCTGTTCGGCGGCGCCAAGGTCTTGGGCAAGCTTATCTTCGCCAACTCCGGTACCCGCCAACAGCCCTCACCCAACCACGACGGTGGCCAGCGTTGGCGGCAGTGGTGGGCCAGCCACCCTGGCCTGGGTTTGACGCTGCTGGCTGGCGGCGGCGCTCTGGTGTTCCTGTCCGGGTATGTAGTTCCGCGGGTGTCGTCATGGTTGACCGGCGATGACCCGATGGCGGCCCTGGCGGCGATCACCGCGATCCTGGCTCTGGCGCTGCTGGCCAACACGTGGTGGTGGCGGGCGCTGTCGGGCTGGTGGGCGTGGGCTCACACCCCCAACGGCCCCGGCGGGCCCACCCCGATCGGGCAGATCTATGCCGGCGCCGGGGTGTTGGCATTGATCGCGTTCTCGGCCACCGCCTTCGGTCTGGCCACCTTCTCCTCTTACCTGCCCCAGAACGCCGCTACAGCTTCGGCTGATCCGTGTGGGGATCGTTGTGGTGGGGGTGGCAATGGGCAAGGTTCCTATGGTCCAGATACCGGTAACTTCCAGCCTCCGCAGATGCCCGGTCAGCAGCCCGACTATCAAGGCGGGATCAATCAGCCGCCGCTAGACCAAAACTCGGGGATCTCGATTTACAACGAAAGCCCTGGCCAGGGCGGTCAGCAGATTCCGCAACAAAACATGGGCCCGCAGACCTCTGGCCAGCGCGCCGCACACGGAGAACCGTTGCCCAACTACGGGCCCTGGCAACCCGACGCACAACCTCCCGCCCAAGCACCCGTACAACAGGCACCCGTTCAGCAGGCTCCTCAAGCTCCGCAGCAGCCCGCACAAGCACCACAAAATCCTGCCGGCCAGCAGCCGGCGCAGCAGGCACCGCAACAACCAGCCGGGCAGCAACCGGCACAACAGAATCCGCCGCAACAGGGCCAGCCTGGCCAGCAGCAGCCACAGAATCCTGTCAACCAGCAGACCCCGCAACAGCAGCCGCAGAAAGAGCCGGACACACCGAAGAAGAATCCGATGGATCCCACGGATCTCGCGACGGCGGCCACACGCCGCGGTTCACAACAAGCCGGGCAGCAAGCCGCCCAGCAGGCTGGACAACAAGGCGCCCAACAAGCGGCCCAGCAGACCACCCAGGGGACACAGCAGGCGACCCAGCAGGGCACACAAAAGCCGGTCGAATCCGGCGAACAGTTCCCCGCCGACTTCCACATGGGCCAGCTCGGTGACGGCCTGAGCAAAACCGGGAAGTACGCCAATACAGGTACCCACTGGGCTCCCGACGCGAAAGTCTCGACCATGTCGAAAAGCACGGCCCAAAACCTTCTGCGGGCCGGAGAAAAGTTCACTTGGCTGGGGCGTGGGATGGAAGTCGCCAAAGCTGGTGTCGACTTGGCCAATGGTGCGCCGGTACCGGAAACGGTCGGTAGCACTGTGGGTTCGCTTGCCGGCGCGTGGGCCGGGGCCGAGGGCGGTGCCATCATCGGGGCCTCGATCGGATCATTCTTCCCCGGCCCCGGCACCGTGATCGGGGGTGCAGTAGGCGGGGTGATCGGCGGGTTCGTCGGCAGCGGCCTAGGCTCCGAAGTAGGAAAAGCGGCCGGCGGGGCTGTCCGCGCAGCTGGTTCTGCACTCTCCAAAGCTGGCGGCGCCGTCGCATCCTTCTTCGGCAGCTTGTAA